ATGGCTATTCAAATCTCAGTTGAAACTCTTTCCCCGATCACCCATAACCAAATCCCTGTCATTACTACCGAGCTTTTGGCACAACTTTATGGCACCGAAACTAATAACATCAAAGTGAACTATACACGCAATGCCGAGCGTTTTGTTTGTGGGAAACACTACTTCAAATTGGAAGGGACTGAGTTGCGGGAATTTAAGAACAAGGTTACTCAAAGTAACTTAGTTGCACCGCGTACAAAGCACCTCATCCTCTGGACAGAACGCGGAGCAGCCCGTCACGCCAAAATGCTCGAAACCGATCAGGCCTGGGAAGTGTTCGAAAAACTCGAAGACTGTTATTTCAGCCAAAAACAACCACCAGCAGCACAAAACTCCCTCAACGAAAATGATGGATGCGCATTACTGATCCACTTCGATAAACACGGTCAGGTAGAGTTCACGGAAAAAGTCCCCGCCGATGCGATGGTATGCACTCTGGAACGGTTTAATATGAGACGACAATAACTCAGTCCGCCTGGCGCCGATTATTCTGGCCGGTTTTGTAACCTGAGTGTCATTTACATGATCCAACAGGAAATGGCGTGACGCTCAATACTTCTCAGGTCAGTTACTATATGACTCAGCGTAAGAAAGGTATAACTCAGCATATCTCGGCCATGAAGGCTGGTATCTCAGTCCGTTCTGGTCGTCGGATCGAAAAAGGAGAGTGGGCAAAAAACAGTGTTCGGCACTGGCGCACACGCAAAGATCCTCTGGAAGCTGTGTGGGACAGCATGCTTGTTCCTCTGTTGAAAGAGAGGCCGGCTCTGACACCAACAACTCTACTGGAGATGCTACAGGATAAATATCCCGGCCAGTACCCCAACAGCCTTCGAAGAACAATGCAACGGCGGGTTCGCGAATGGAAACTACAGTATGGTACAGAGCAGGAGGTCATGTTCCGCCAGCAACATCAGCCCGGCCTGCGAGGCCTGTCGGACTTTACTGAACTGAAAGGTGTAGTTGTCACCATCGCCGGTAAGTTGTTGGCGCATAAGTTGTATCACTTCCGTCTGGAATGGAGCCACTGGAGCTGGATGCGGGTTGTTCTGGGTGGTGAGAGCTTCTCTGCTCTGGCTGAAGGCCTGCAGGAAGCCCTCGGACAACTGGGCGGAGTGCCGGTAGAACATAAAACGGACAGCCTGAGGGCAGCATGGAAACAACAGGGCGAAGATGGACGCCGCGAGCTGACTGAGCGTTATGCTACTCTCTGTCAGCACTACGGAATGCAGGGCGTACACAATAATGCCGGTCGGGGCCACGAAAATGGCTCGGTTGAAAGTGCCCACGGACATCTGAAAAGGCGTATCTGTCAGGCGCTGATACTGCGGGGCAGTAACGACTTCAGCACCATAGAAGAATATCAGGCCTTCATCACTCAGCAGGTTATGCGGCACAACCGTAACAATCAGGATCTGGTCAAGGAAGAACGTCTTCATCTGAAACCGCTGCCGCTTCGTCGCAGTGCTGACTATGATGAGCTGACTGTGAGGGTTAGTCGCAGCAGTACCATCAATGTGAAGCACGTCGTCTACAGCGTACCTTCCCGGCTTGTAGGTCAACTGTTACGGGTCAGGTTATGGGACGATCGTCTGAGCTGTTACGTTGGCAGCAGCGAGGTCATGAGCTGCCCTCGCGTCAGACCAGAAAAAGGGAAGACGCGGGCCCGTCGTATCGACTTCCGACATGTGATCGACAGTCTGGCAAAAAAGCCCGGTGCGTTCTGCCATGCAACGCTGAGAAATGACATCCTGCCGGACGATGAATGGCGGAGGCTGTGGCGTCGCTTATGTAATCATCTGGAGCCCGATATGGCAGGAAGGCTGATGGTACATGCCCTGAAACTGGCTGCAGGATACGACGATATCTCAGTCGTGGCAAAAGGTATGGAGCAGATGCTGAATACCCCGGGAAACGTGGATCTGCACCGGCTGATGCGCTTCCTGGGTATAAAAGAAAAGGCGTTGCCGGTAGTCAATGTGATACAGCATAACCTGAGCAGTTATGAGCAACTACTGCGTGGCAAGGGAGGTTCGCAGTGAGCAATATCCATCACCTTGAACATAGCCTGCGTAAACTACGCCTGACACGAGTTGGAGCTGAATGGCACGCTCTGGAAAAACGAGCGCTGGCAGAAGGCTGGACACCATCGCGCTATCTTCTGACGCTATGCAATGAAGAACTCCTGTGGCGCGAGAGTGAAAAACTGCGTCGTTATAAAAAGGAGGCCCGGTTGCCAGTTGCCAAAACGCTGAGCGAATACGACTTCAGTCAGGTGCCGGAACTGAATGGAGCTCAGTTCCGGCAACTCTGTGAAACGACAGACTGGGTTGATGCAGGAGAAAACGTTCTGCTGTTCGGAGCCAGCGGGTTGGGGAAAAGCCATCTGGCGGCAGCGATCGTGGATGGCGTAGTAGGTCAGGGCTACCGGGCCCGGTTCTACAGCGCAGGAGAGCTGTTGCAGGAACTACGTAAAGCCAGAGCTCAGTTGAAACTGAATGAGCTGCTACTGAAACTGGATCGCTACCGGGTGATAGTGGTGGATGATCTTGGCTATGTCAAACGCGATAGTGCCGAAACGGGTGTGCTGTTCGAGTTAATAGCGCATCGCTATGAACGTGGGAGCCTGGTGATAACCAGTAACCATCCGTTCAGCATGTGGGGCAGCATCTTCGTGGATGAGACTATGGCGGTGGCTGCGGCAGACAGGCTGATCCATCACGGATATATGTTCGAACTGAAAGGGGAAAGCTACAGGAAAAAGACAGCGAAGGCAGTAACAAGCGCGACTTGATGTCGCCCTGAAGGGTGCGGCCAGTATAGTTGGCGCGAGTCGGCAAAACTAGTTGACGTCTAATAGTTTAAATTTTATCTGGAGCAACACGGCTGGATCGTTGCCCGTAAAGAACAACTGGTGGAACGGTTGATGCGGTTTTAATGCATGCAAAACCCCGGATGATCACCGGGGTTAATTTTATCGAGCGTGATTGCCGCTAATCGCCATCTCTCTGATTGAGCGTAAATCATCCAGGCTGCTCAGTTCCTCTTTCATCTCCCGCTGACGTTCGTGGATTTTAAAGCCCTCCGCCACCATGGCCACCATCATGGCATCGTTCAGCGCAATAAGTTTCTCCCTGGTCAGTACGACGTTATTATTATCCGCATCAGTCCAGAAAAATCCCTCCGGAAGCAGTCCGGCCTGTGCTGTTGCAACCACGGGGGCAAGGCGTGACTGCGAGGTTTTTCCGCCATCAAAACGACGGCCATCAAACGTGAAAATAAACTCAACGTTTTCCTGACTGTCGCGCCATGCCTCAATTTCCCGCCTTTTGGCATCCTTTGCCGCTGCAATAAGTTCCGGCGTGACGGTGAACGGGGCGATTTCGCCCCATTTCCCGCTTTGCAGCTCCTGCCAGACATGCTGGCCTGTCGGGGCCATATCATCCTGTATGGCGGTATACAGGACGAACTCCGTTTCACCTTCAAATAACACCTCGCAGTCAACCGCACCATTTTCAAGATAATGCGCGTTTCTGATGCCTTTCACCGCTCTGATTTTCATGTCTTATTTCCTTATTACTCAATGCGTACAAAAAGACCGATATAGCCACGCGTTGTATCGTGACTAATGCGGGTCCCCGAAAGCGCCGTGTAACGACCGGGGAAGTTGTATTCACCAGCACCGCCAATCACAACCTGCGGTGAGGATGCGTATGTCCCTGTATCGCTAACCCGTGCACTCATAGCCAGAGGGCCAAGACGGGAACCCGGCACAATATCACCGAGCCCCAGAGACGCATCTGCACCAAAACTCTCCCCCTGATATGCCGCCATAATCGGCACACCAACGGCCGGGTATTTATAATATGAGCCTGAGCCCGCCATCCTGGACAGCAGGTACGCCAGTGAATCTCCGTCGTATACAACTACCCGCGATGACATGTTCCAGCTGTTATCGCTGTCGTTGTACCGGTACTGCATATAGTGAATACAGTGTTCACCCTGATAATACTGGTTGTAGCACATCAGGGTTTTAAATTTGCGGACTGTGTCGGATTCACTGTTGGCGTACGGTGACCACATCACATCAATAATGCCGTTAAATTGCGTGGTACCGGTAAGCAGTTGCGAGGAGTCTGTAATACTGACCGCATACCGCCCCGGCGTGACTTTCTTCAACCACTCAACGAAATCAGACAGCCCCTCAAACGCCAGAGCGTCAGTGCTGGTGAATGCCTGTCCAAACCCATACATCCCGGACAGGGCCAGCCTGCCCGGTGTGCGGTCACGGATATCACTCTGGGGTTCCATCGTCGCAGCCGCGTTCAGCTCAAGCTCCGTGCGCATGGCTTCAGCCGTGTCATGCGCCAGTAATGCGCGGCCCTTCTCTGACAGCAGAGACAGTGAGGCATTCCCGTCTGTATTGAAGTACAGAAGATTATCTGCCCGTTGCGTCAGTGCGCTGATTGCCGTTAAGACGTCATTAAGCGGTTGTTTGCCTGCCAGCGCGTTTGTGATTGTCGTCGCAAAGTTCGGGTCATTGCCCAGCGCCGCTGCCAGCTCGTTCAGGGTGTCCAGAACTTCCGGCGATGAGCCAACCAGCGCAGCAAGCAGTTTGCGCACAAACGCTGCGTTCGCTGCTTCCAGACCGGCGGCATCATCCGGTGGGGTTGGGGTGGTTGGGGTGCCGGTGAAGGCCGGACTGTCCAGTGGCGCTTTTGTTTTCGCCTCGTCCATGACGTCTTTGACAGCCTTTGGCGTGGCAGCCAGTTCCTCGCTGTCGTTGTCCGTATCACTACAGAGTTGCACCAGACCTTTTTCTGTCGTGGAGGCATTTGTTGCATTCAGGTCATCAACTATCTGCTGCGCCTCATCCCTGTACTGTTTCGCTTCCTGCGCATTGTCTGCACCTGCATCCTGGCTGGCTTTAGCCTGTCGGGCGTATTCGGCGGCACTGTTTTTGTGCCCCAGCGCCGCATTTGCCGACAGTTCTGAACTGGTCGCTGCTGATGATGCGGCATTATGATAAAGGCGGGCGCGTTCGGCGGCATCGACTGATTCGTCCCGCGCTGTGCCTGATGACTGTGCGCTGTTTTCTGCCTCACCCGCAAAACGTTCCGCATCATCACGGGCCGTTGCGGTTGTCGTCACATCCTGTGCCGTCTGCTGTGCGTTTCCGGCTGCAGCTTCGGCGCTCTGCTGTGTCTGATTTTTTAGCTCTTCTGCCTCATCCTTACTAACCGCCGCAGATGTTGCTGCATTGATTGCATCATCAGCAGCTGTTTCTGCTCTCTCCCTGTCACTGACCACCTGCTCAGACAAGCGAACAACGGTATTTACCATTTCCTCAAAACGCTTCATTACCTCAGGGCGTAAATCACCCTCCTTTGGTGCATCCAGAAAAGCATTCAGCGTATCCGGCTCATCTGTCGGTGCAACATAAATTTCCCCCGCCTTTACAGGAGGATGCCCTGAGCGGGACAAAAATACATCATAAAATCCCGGCTCAGCATTAATAGTATACCCGCCATCACTTCCCGTAAGACAGGTTGCCACAATATTAACCACAACTGTCGGACTGGTTCTTCTGGCTCGCAATTCAATCGCACAGTTTACGACAGGCTCACCCGCTCCGTCCTTCAGGACACCTGAAATCTTTACTGCCATATTCACCCCACAAAAAAGCCCGCCTGAACCCGGCGGGCTGTCATAACACTGTGTTACCTGGCTAATCAGAACTTATAACCGACACCCACGATGAAACCGTCAGTGCGCCAGTCGCCACTGCCGGAGCCTTCATAAGCAATATCAATAGCCACGGATTCGGTCGGGTTAAACTGCACGCCAGCTCCCCACGCCAGAGACGTGTTGCTGTGGCGACCGTCATCACTTCCGGTCAGCACATCGTGCGTTTTCCCCTTATTGTCAGTTACGCGGAGATAATCCCCGGAGAAAGTCGACACACGGCTGTAAGCCACACCCGCCATCGCATACGCGCTGAACCATTCATTCACGCGCACAGACGGCCCCGCCATTACGCTGAACCAGCGGTTACGAACGGAATCTTCATGCCAGCGGGTATCGCTGTAACGGGTCAGCTGGCGATTCTTGTCTCCTGCATAGCTGAATGACGTCACCATACCCAGTGTGTCCGTAAACTCATAACGGTATTTCACGTTAATCCCGTTCAGATCATCGCTGCCGGGAACGTTCGTCGAGACATGAAGATACCCCGCGCTCAGCGTGGACTGATGTTCAGACGCCCATGCAGGCGCACCGGATAAGGCCAGACAAATGGCTGCGGACAAAATGGCGGCATAAAGTTTACGCATAATTACCTCTCGCTTTTCTGCAATAAAAAAGGCGTCATTTCTGACGCCCGTTATGGGTTATAAAATTCAGCTGATACTGATACCTGCTGTGGATTTCTTCATCACCACAACCAGCAGATCGCTGATACTGGTTGTTGGTGTCCAGTTATTCGCTCCTGATGAAGATACGGTGAATGTCAGTGTCAGCGCCCCCTGTCCGGCAGGCATATCTATAACTGAGGAAAATACGCCCTGAGCATCCGTCGTGGACTGATTAAAAATCTCCTGACCATTGCGGGTCACTCTTAACCGGCAGGTTGAATACCAGTATGACTGTTGGTTATTACTGTTGAAATTCTCATGCTTACCACCACGGAACAACACTGGCGGTATCATGACCTGCCGGTCAAATTTCTGATCATCACTGATTCTTACCGTGATGGTGCCACTGGCATAACTGTTCGTGCGGGGGAAAGACTTGCTGACCGTTTTGACAATATCGCCTTCAATCTGGTTGGCTGACAGTTTCCCCTTAATCTGACAGTTCTCATTTATCGTGACGTTGTTGAGCGTCCCGGAGTTCGCATTCACGTTACCGCTGATATCGGCATTTTTAGCGGTCAGCTTTCCGTCCGGTGTCAGGGAAAATGCAGGAGGATTACCGCCGCTGGTAATGGTGGGAGCCGTCAGATATTTCAGGAACACTTCATTCATGAATATCTGATCACCCTGACCAACAAACATCGGTTTTGTGTTGCCATTTGCAGGATTAATCATCGCAATCCTGTCTGCCGCCAGCAGCACCTGACTCTGCATGCCGTCGGGGGTGTTCTCAATACCGGCACCGATACCCGCAATATAAAGGCGACCATCCTGCATCTGCTGCAGTTTCACGGCCCACATACTGTTCAGGTTATTACTGGTGTCCGTCTGAACCTTTTGTATCTGCTGGATGGTGGCCTCCTGATCTCCCAGCTTCTGGTCCGTTGTCGTCATGATTTCACTGCTTTTTTGATCCACATACTGGCGAACCTGCGCTATCTGGCGTGCATTCTCCTCATTACTCTGACTGACCGTCTGCGTGAGTTCGCTGCTGACGTTATCCACTCTCTGGCTCACCTGTGATATACCCAGTGACAGCTCATCATTTTTTTTCGCAACCAGCTGCGTGAGGCTGTTTTCTGTCTCCCCGATTTTTTGGGTCACTTCAGCAATATCACTCTCTATCTGCTGATTGATCTCATCCTCCAGTTGCTCAACTTCACTGCGCAATGCCGAGGCATTAATACGATCGTTCAGCTCCTGCCCCAGCAGGGTGCTGTTTATTTTCCCTTCAAAAAAATGGAGATATTTCTCAGCATCGTTACCCGGCTGGCCAACAGCCTCCACAAATGCCGATTTGCCGACGGTATTCACACTGCGAACGTAAAAATAATAATTATTGCCCGGCTCAATATCCGGTCCGGAGGCTATCCAGTACAGCGCCGTACCAAGATAGCGGGCTGTGGTTTCAACCTGCCTGATATCGATAATCCGCTTTTCCGATAACCAGAACTCAAACTGTACCGTCGGGTCATATACAGCCAGTTTCGGGACCGCCGTTATCTGAAAATACCCCGGTATCAGTTCAATAGTGACAGGCGCTACCGGTGCCGCAATCCGGAACGATACCGACGCCGGATCACCCTGCTGCCCCCGGGCATTTACCGCCCGGACCGTCAGCATATAACGCCCCAGCGCCAGTTGTCTGAAGCGGTATGTGGTTTCCGTCGTCCGGGCTGTGCTGACCAGCCGCTCACTGCCGTCGTCCGCTGCCACGGTCAGGCGAAGCATGAAGCTCACGCCCTTCACCACCTTCGGCGTGTCCCAGCGGGCCAGTACCTGATACTCCCCGCTGTCTGCGGTGACTTCGGCGGTAAGGTGCTGCACCGCTGGCGGCGTGACACCATTCACCGTGCCGCTCTGGTCGCCGTCAAAGTGCGCCCCGTTATCCACGATGGCTTCTTTTTCCGGTACATGCTGCACGGCAGTGATGGCATACGTGCCGTCGTCGTTCTCACGGATACTCACGCAGCGGAACAGGCGCTGGCGCAGCGTCGGCAGCTTCAGCCCCCACACGCTGTATTCTGCAACGCCGTCAGGAACACGGCTCACTTTCACCTTCATGCCGTCGGTGACGGACTGAACCTCCACGCTGACCGGATTGCCATTTCCGTCAACCAGGCTTATCAGAGTGGTGCCGGAGGATGGCAGCGTGATTTCACGGTCGAGCGTCAGCGTCCGGGTCTGGCTGTTCACCGCCAGCACGCGACCACCGATGCTGATACCCGCATAGTCATCATCGCAGATTTCAATGATATCGCCCGGCACATGGCGAAGCCCTTCGGCACCCACGCTGAAGTCCACGGTCTGCGTTTCCAGCAGTTCCGTTTTAATCAGCCACAGCCCGGCGCGGTGCGCCTGCCCCCGGCTGGTACAGCCAAAGGCATCCATCTTCGTGACGTTACGACCGTAACGGGCAATGGCCTGCGTGTCCTCCACAAGCTCTGTTGCCGTCTCCCAGCCGTTGTCCGGGTCAATCCAGTTCACCTCAACGGCATTATGGCGGTCCTTCAGGGCGCTGAAGCTGTAGCGGAACGGCGCGCCGTCATCCGGCATCACCACATTACTGCGGTTATAGGTCCACACCTTATCCGACGGCCGGTCCTGCACGAACGTCAGCGTCTGCCCGTTCCATACCGGCATACAGCGCATCGCCGAGCAGAAATCACTGAGCACATCCCACGCCTTACGCTGTGTTGTCAGGTAAGCATTACAGGTGATGCGCGGCTCCGTGCCGCCAAAGCCGTCCGGCACTGACTGGTCGCAGTACTGGCCGATGACATACAGCGCCCATTTATCCACATCCGCCGCACCAAGACGTTTCCCCATGCCGTAGCGCGGATGGGTCAGCATATCCCACAGACACCAGGCCATGTTGTTGCTGTATGCCGGTTTAAACGTTCCGTCCCAGATACTGCTGTATTGCCGCGTCTGCGGGTTATAGTTCGACGGCACCTGCAGAATGCGCCCGCGAAGATGATAATTACGACTCACCTGCTGGCTGCCGAACTGCTCCGAGTCCACCTGTACACCGACCAGTGCCGTGTTCGGGTAGCCCTGTTTCACATCGATGATTTCGGTGTATGACGACCAGAGCGTTTTGTTCTGCAGCTGGTCTGTAGTGCTGTCCGGCGTCATCCTGCGCATCCGGATACTGAACGGGCGCGGCGGCAGGTTACCCACCACCACCGAGGCCAGATACTGTGAGGTGGTTTTTCCCTTAATGGTGATGTCTTTTTCCGTCACCCAGCCACCGTTACGTTGTATCTGAACCAGCAGGCGGACTTCCGACGGATTCCGGTCCCCCTTTGAGGTGGTTTCCACCAGTGCCTGCACACCGAAGGTAAAGCGCAGACGGTCGATGTTTGCAGACGTGATGGTCCGGGTAATCGGCGTGTCGTACTTCACTTCCGTACCCAGCACCGTCTCGGAGCCGGAGGATTCAAATCCCTCCGGCGGTGTCTGCTCCTGCTCACCTGCACGGAACACCACCGTGACACCGGAGATATTGGTATTCCCCTCACTGTCCAGCACCGGCGTACTGTTCAGCAGCACGCTTTTTAATCCATCCACCGGACCTTCAACCGGCCCTTCGCTGATGGCATCGATCACACTCAGCAACTGCGTGGACTTCAGGTTATCCTTCGCTTCGCGCGGGGTATGCCCCTTACTGCTGCCTTTACCCATTCCTCACGCTCCATAAACGACAAAACCGCCCGCAGGCGGTTTCACATAAAACATTTTGCATCAGCGACCAATCACCACAACCTGACCACCGTCCCCCTCGTCTGCCGTGCTGATCTCCTGAGAAGCCACCCGCGACCCCACGCGCATTTCACCGTACAGAACAGGCAGAACATTGCCCTGGGCAACCATGTTATCCAGTGAGGAGAAATAGGTGTTCTGCTTACCGTTATCCGTTGTCTGTGTACGGGGAGTTCTGGCTTTCGGTGCCAGCATCTGCGCCACACCACCAAGTACCATACTGGCACCGAGAGAAAACAGGATACCGGTCATACCACCGGCCCCAATGGCTGCCCCCCATGCTGCAAGGGTGGCTCCGGCAGTAAAGAATGATCCGGCAATGGCGGCAGCCCCCAGGACAATCTGGAATACGCCACCTGACTTGGCCCCGGCGACTCTGGGAACAATATGAATCACAGCGCCATCAGGCAGAGTCTCATGTAACTGCGCCGTTAACCCGGACGTGCTGACGTCCCGCCCGGCAATCCGTACCTGATACCAGCCGTCGCTCAGTTTCTGACGAAACGCCGGGATCTGCATGACCAGCGCCCGGATGGCTTCGGCCCCCGTTTTCACACGAAGGTCGATGCGGCGGCCAAATCGTTGTAAATCCCCGTAAAGGCAGATGCGTGCCATGCCCGGTGACGCCAGAGGGAGTGTGTGCGTCGCTGCCATTTGTCGGTATACCTCTCTCGTTTGCTCAGTTGTTCAGGAATATGGTGCAGCAGCTCGCCGTCGCCGCAGTAAATGGCGGCATGATTCGGCACCGATGAACCAAAACAGCACAGCAGCACATCGCCCGGTTGTGCTGATGACAACGGCACCTGATACAGCCCTGTGGCCTCCAGATTATCCAGATAGAGATTCTGGCCGTTACGCCACCAGTCATCCCCGCGATGAAAATCCGGCATCTCAATCCCCGCCAGATGGTAAGCATCCCGGAACAGCGTGTAACAGTCCGTCACCCCGTACTCAAAGCGTCGCCCGGTAAGATGTGGCACACAGCGGAACTTGTGAATCGCCCCCCGGCAGACCAGCCACCACGGCAAATCACTCTGCACCTGCAGCCGCCTGTCGGCCTCACTCAGCCAGGGCAGTCCACCGGGGTGGCTGTGGACCAGCGCCACAATCTCACCCTGCATTTCTGCCCGCAGCCAGTCCTCCGGCGACATCCGGAAATACGCCTCCGGCTCACCGGAGATATTCACGCAGGGAAGATACCTGTCTCCCTCCGGCGTTCTCACCACGAAGCCGCACGATTCCGCAGGCGAACACCGCCGGGCGTGCGCCAGAATCGCTGATTCAGTCTGTGTCATAAAATGGGATTTACTGCGAAAGTTTGTTAATGGAAAGGAAGCCGCCAAAGTTGCCGACGTTATTGCGGTACTTACAACCGCTCAGGCATTTGCTGCATTTATCCTTCGTGATATCGGACGTTGGCTGGTCATATTCATCCGCGACCGCCGGACCGTGATAACCGCACTCATCGCCGCGATAGGTCCAGGTGCAGGTGTTGGCCAGCATGATACGTCCCGGAAAAACAGCGCCGTCCGTTTCCGTCGGCGTGGACAGTACAAAAGAGGCACTCACCGCGCTCAGTTCGCTGCACTGCTCAATGCGCCAGCGGCTGATCACCTCCTGCTCCGGATCGGCGTCACTGTTTCCGTTGACGAAGTTCACCGCATCCAGAAAACGGGCGTAAACCTTACGCCGGACCACCGTTCCGCCGACCAGACTCTGCAGATCTTCCGCCATCCCGGTGACCATACCGTACAGGTTAGAAACCGTCAGCGTGGGGCGCGTACTGGTGCCTTTGCCATTCAGTTCGAAACCACTCCCCTGAATGGGATACGCCTGATACTGTCGCCCCTGCCAGGTGACCGGCTCACCTTTTTCGTTCTGCTCATTACAGAAAAAATAACGTTCTCCACCAACCTCTGTCAGATCGATTTCCCAGAGCACCACGCTGGCCGACTGCTCCGCACGGGTGCATTCATTCAGTGTTTCCTGTCGGATATCCTGCATCAGTTCACCACCTGTTCAAACTCTGCGCTGAACTCAACACGCAACATACTGACCCGCGACGACCATTTTGCGCAGGTCACCTTTATCTGCCGGTAGCCATAAGGCGGCGTCCACAGAAAGGATTTCCAGCCCCCGTGCTCAGCCAGAAACGACTCAAGCGCCGTGGCCTCCCAACGGGGAACAGAAAGCGTCACGCTGTACGTTTTCAGGTCGGCATTCAGCCCGGCAGGCGCTCGCTGGGAATAGCCATCACCAAAGCGCACCTTTCTTACGGAAGGGGCCGAAGCCACATCCATACCGGGTTTCACTTTCCAGCGGAAGGTTTTCATCGTCCACCTCCGGAGAACAGACCACCATCGCGCATCTGCCCGGTCACAACATCCATTGCCGCCTTACGGGCTACGTCATAAACAGCCTTCAGTGCCTGTGGCCCTATCTGACCGTTCGTGCCGTCGTTGTTAATCACCACATGGTTATTCTGCTCAAACGTCCCGGACGCCTGCGACCGGCTGTCCGCCATGCTGCCCGGTGTACCGACATAACCGCCGGTGGCATAGCCGCGCATCAGCCGGTAAAGATTTCCCACGCCAATCCGGCTGGTTGCCTCCTTCGTGAAGACAAACTCACCACGGTGAACAATCCCCGCTGGCTCATATTTGCCGCCGGTTCCCGTAAATCCTCCGGTCGCAAAATGGAATTTCGCCGCAGCTGCCTGAATGGCTGTACCACCTGACGCTGATGAGCCGCCACCGGCAGCACCGCCAATGGCGCTGCCGATACTCCCGACAATTCCCACCATTGCCTGCTTAAGCAGAATTTCTGTCATCATGGACAGCACGGAACGGGTGAAGCTGCGCCAGTTCTGCTCACTGCCGGTCAGCATCGCCGCCATATTCTGCGCAATACCATCAAAGGTCTGCGTGGCAGCACTTTTAACCTGCGACATACTGTCCGTGGCAGTCTCTTTCCACTCGCTCCAGCCGGACCTGAGGCCTGCCATCCAGCTCCCGCGAAGCTGGTCTTCAGCTGCCCAGGTCTTTTTCTGCTCTGACATGACGTTATTCAGCGCCAGCGGATTATCGCCATACTGTTCCTTCAGGCGCTGTTCCGTGGCTTCCCGTTCTGCCTGCCGGTCAGTCAGCCCCCGGCTTTTCGCATCAATAGCGGCCCGTTTTGCCCGTTGCTGCTGTGCGAATTTATCCGCCTGCTGCGCCAGCGCGTTCAGGCGCTCCTGATACGTAACCTTGTCGCCAAGTGCAGCCAGCTGGCGTTTATACTCCAGCGTCTCATCTTTATGCGCCAGCAGGGATTTCTCCTGTGCAGACAGCTGGCGACGTTGCGCCGCCTCCTCCAGTACCGCGAACTGACTCTCCGCCTTCCACAAATCCCGGCGCTGCTGGCTGATTTTCTCATTCGCTCCGGCATGCTTCTCCAGCGTCCGGAGTTCTGCCTGAAGCGTCAGCAGGGCAGCATGAGCACTGTCTTCCTGACGATCGCCCGCAGACACCTTCACGCCGGACTGTTTCGGCTTTTTCAGCGTCGCTTCATAATCCTTTTTCGCCGCCGCCATCAGCGTGTTGTAATCTGCCTGCAGGATTTTCCCGTCTTTCAGTGCCTTATTCAGTTCTTCCTGACGGGCGGTATATTTCTCCAGTGGCGTCAGCAGGCGCTCATACGCCTTCTGCGCCTCTCCGGTATACTTCAGCTGTGACGCCTCACGCTCAGCCCGGTCCCTTGCCACCAGTTCACCGGCTTTTTCCATATCCGACTGCAGCGTGGCTGCCGCCAGCCCCAGACGGGCATTTTCACGGTCATCCCATGCACCCTGAAGGTTGGCACGGAAAGAGGAGGTCTTTCCCCGGCTCTGACTCCGGCTCTGGTACCACTGCCATTTTTTATCCGCCTCATCAAATGCCTTCTGCGCACTGGCGAGCATATCCGCTGAGGATTCAGGACGACCGATATCCAGGATGGCATCCCACATCAATTTGAATGCCTTCCCGGTTTTATCCGCCCAGGTTTCCAGCGTCCCCATGTTTTCTTTCAGGCGACGGGTCTGCTCATCAAAGCCTTTTGTGGCGATATCGTTCGCCGCCTGTAAGGCCCCTGCCTCATCACCCGAACGCTGCAGCTGCGCAACATACGCAATCTGCTCTGCCGTCACGTTACGGAACTGGCGCGCCATAGCCATCAGTCCCGACGTCGGGTCGGTGGTCAGCTTTCCAAAAGCCTCTGCAACCTTGTCCACTTCCACACCGGATACAGAAGCAAAACGCGCCACACTCTGGTTGATGGCATCAAACTGCTCACCACCACGCACACCGGCATTCACCAGGGCTGCCAGTGACTCACTCGCCTGGTTAAACGTCAGCCCTGCTGCCTGTCCGGCTCTGGAGAGCGTCAGCATGCGATCGGCAGTCAGTCCGGACTGATTACCGGAAAGAACAAGGGTTTTATTAAACGCTGAAAGCGTGGAATCCCCCTGGTACCAGGCATACGCCAGCGCACCTGTCGCCACCGCCAGCGAGGTGACCCCGACCATCGGCAGGGTGATCGCACCGGCAAGCCCCCTGAACATGGGGAGCATCCCGCCGAAGGCGTCCTTCACCTGACCGCCCTGTTGCAGCAGAATAAGCCAGGGATTCTGACCACCGGCAAGCTGCGTGGCGATATCCGTAAACTGTGCAGGCAGGGTACGCATGGCCGCTTTATACTGCCCGACGGAAATCCCGGCTTTTTGTGCAGCCAGCGCCTGACGGCTCAGGCCCTGTTCAACGGCAGTGGCCTGTTTCTTAAAAGACTGGCTGACACGCCCGGCCATCAAATCCGCAAGGTCACTGGTTTCACCCAGTTCTTTCTTTACCCGTGCAGCCTCTTCAGAAAAACGGGTTGAATCCAGTGTAAGAACAGCTGTCAGATCGGCAAAATTACCCGCCATAGCGTACACCTCCTGGAATTCCCTCAGACACCATCATCAGCATGGCTTCATCCTCTGTACTGCTCCGCATGTCATCACTGACCGTAACGATTTCCTTCCCGTCAGCCCCAAAGCGGACACCACCAGAAAGTCCTGCCGCTTTCCGCATCAGCATATCGTCCTCATCCGGCATCTCCGTCTGCTCATCATCACGTCGGGGTGCAAGCAGACTGAAATCCGCCGGATGCATATCCGGATCGCAAAAAAACAGGCTGAGTACGGCGTACATCAGCCCGGAAAAATGCATATCCAGCTGGGTATCCTGAAAATAATGCGTGCGGTAAAAACGGTGCCAGTCGGCATATTCGGTGGATGTCATCCCGGCAAGCATGGTGCGCCAGTCAGGCCTCCCCATCTCACGCGCCAGTCTGAGGGCAAAATTCAGCTCGCCGTCGAAGACTTTCCCGCAGAAAAATCATCATCAGTAAGCGCATTATTTTTCGCCACTTCGGTGATATCCGTATCCACATGAACAGGCTCACTCATCCCGGACAGACGCAACACCACGTCTTCCGCCCGGGCAATGGCATCAGCAGGCCAGGTGGTCAGGACTTCCTGCTCAATCTGCATCACAGCCTCATTCATTGACGGTGACTCCGTTTTCTGTGGATGGTTATGCCACAGGGACATCGCCACCAGAAACGCCCCGGTTCTGACAAGGTCTTCCACGCTCACCTGCAGGTTGCCGCTGGCTTCAGCCTCTTCTGCCCGCCGTTTCAGGAGGGCAAGATGCTCAATACGCTGCAGCGCAGACAGTTCGGAAAGGGTGACGGACACGCCGTTATATTCAAATTGTTCTGTTTTCAGAAACATGCTTTTATCACTCCCTCAGCTTAACCCGCAACACCATCCGTGACGGTAATTTCTGCCACTGCCGCAAACTGACCATTTCCGGTCACCACAGGGATCTGCGCTTTACCGGCCGCAACACCTTTCACCGTGATCGTGTTCCCTTTCACGGTAATGGTGGCGAAATTCTGATTCGCTGACGTGGCGCGGAAGGTTTTATCCGTCGCCCCTTCCGGCTGAACGGCCACAGTCAGGGTGATATTCTGACCTTTTGCCACATTGCCCGTTGATGGCGTCACGGTAATACCGGTGACCGGCGTGATGTCCCCCTGATCTTCCGCCAGCGACGGACGGCCGATATTGGTGATCTTCACGGTACGGGTGATCACCTCTTTGGCGGTCACCGCTTTACCAATGGCGCTCACCCAGCCACGGAACACATCCACCGTGCCGTTCGGGAAACGGATTTTGTAGGCCCGGCTCTCACTGCTGTCAAACCAGGCGATCAAATCGCGCTGCCCTTTCTCGCCGGGCTTCCAGGCCAGCGTAAAACTGGTATCCCCTGCTGATTTCTGCCCCTGCCCGGTGGATACCCAGTCCGCATCATCATCATCCAGATAGTTATCATCGTAGGATTCTGCCGTCATCTCGCCGGGTGTCAGATCCTTTATTTTTGCCAGGCGCGTCCACTCATCGTCTGACAGCGGGTTTGCATAAGCATCACCAGTGCCGGTGTACACCCATAGTGTGGTGCCGGAACCTTTCACCGGCTCAAGAGGATTTGGTATTGCCATATCGTCCTCACATCTCGTAGGTAATTTTCCACAGGAGATCTGCCGATCCCCACATCATAAACTCATCATCCCGGCGGTAGTCATACCCCTGAAGATTCATCTTCAGCAGTAACGCACTGAGGCCGGGAACCGCCTCCAGCGCAGGAAGGATTTTCTCTTCCATCCACATATCCAGTGCCGAGTCCGATTCTTTTGCCCTGAGAAAAACTTCAATATGCAGTGTCGCCTCCCAGGTCCCCTCATCAACGAACTCGTCAGCAGCAGACGCATCAGTCAGGTAAACAGCAACAGCAGGTAGTTCCTGTTCATCAATAAAAACCGGGCGGCCGTCAAACCAGCTCACCCGCTCAGAAATATTTTCTTTCAGGGCAGACAGAACTGCCGCCCGTATTTCACGGTGTTTCATACCCCCTCCCTGTCATTTTCTTTTCAGCACCAGGCGTAACTGATGCGTCATGGCTTTCATCATCTGCACCGGTAATTTTTCCCGGTACATCCGGTCCCGTTCACGTTCAAAGGTTTCTGCCAGCGGTCCGGCAGTCGGAATCTTCACCACTTCGATCGGCAGACGGTGGCGTTTCGTCCTCCCTTTGCTGTCCGCACCGGTGGACGATGATGCCCACGGCATACGCTGCATCACATGCCACCGGCCATTTTCCAGCCGGGTAATAAAAGCATTCGGGATCCGCCGTTTCCCGACAATCAGCACACTGCTACCGCCTTTCGTGACCGAACGCTCACCTTTCTTTCGCCGCTTTCTGCGGGAAAGCCGCACGCTGGCCGTCCCCAGTTTTATGGCGGGCAGATTACCGGTGTTGATGATGACCTTCGCATAAACCCTGTCTGCGCTGGCCCGTTGCAGGCGGATACGCTCACGGATGAGACGGCGTGGGACCGCCAGCTCCCGGGCAACCGAAGAGGCCGTTTTCGCGATGATGGACTCCGCCACACGGTTAAGCGTCGTGGCGGCAGCCCGGGGAACGGCACGGCGGTTAATCGCATCCAGATTTTTCATGGCCTGCGCCAGACCTTTTATCGCCATACTTATTCCTGTTCGACAAAAATCCGGGGATTACCGTTGTACGTGTCATAACGGGTCACCACCAGTGAGCGACCGTCAAACACAACCACATCATCGCGGGCCGGCCGGTACTGCGCTGAAAACACCACCAGTGACAACTGACTGCCGGAAAGCGCCCCCATATCCGCAGACTCATACTCCGGTATCACGTCATACACTACGCCGTTAATCTCCGCCGTTTTCCCCATCATGCGTACGGTCGCCAGGTCCATCCGGCTGCACATTCGCGCAAACAGATCAGGCATTGATTTTAACCGCCACCGTGGTGGTGCCTGACGGCGCATGCTCCCATGCCATTCCCGCCGCCACTGCACCGTCTGCGGCAGGCTGCACAGTCCCGTCCTTCAGATAAACCGCCACACCGGCCTGAATATCGTCGGCAGACTGTTTGGGCAGCAGGAACACGCCTTCGGCGAACCCGTCACCAGTCTCCCCGGCAGGAATATCGGTAATGGTCACTGCCACCATGCTGCCAACCACCACAGCGGCACCGCTCAGAATGGTCTGATCCCCGGCATTCACCAGCTCAATGGTGGTGCCGTCCTGTACAAAATTTTTAGCCATAATGCTGTCTCTCCGGACAGCCCCCGGGGGGCTGTTTTCAGGCATAAAAAAAGCCCTTTCGGGCAGTGATTGTGATAACGCGGTTATCAGGCCACCGACGAACGCACCAGCCCGCGCCAGTCAAGTGGTGCCACACCGGCATCAATACGGATTTTTGTGGCGATACCGTCAGTGGTGAAACCTTCCTGCTGGTCAATGTAGGGGGTGTCCACACCATCGAGCCAGGCCACTTCAATGGTGTCGGTGCCCTGTGCCGCAGCCAGGTACCAGGTTTTCGGATCTGCCGCATCAAGACGCGCTTCCGCAATTACTTCGGCAAAGTTCTGGATCGGGTTAATGACACCGGCGTTTGCATCCGCCCCTTTCACACTGGCCGATTTGATGGTCTGGTTCGCCACCGTCTCCAGTGACACCGGCACCAGCATAAAGGCCGGACGGATATTCAGGGCGCGATCGCCTTCTTTCTGCAGGCGCATCATCTGACGGGCCGCATCCAGCCCGGAAACGGAGATCCCGCCGGTGGCTATATTTTTGTGATCGGTATGGAACAGGGCCTTACCGTCTGACAGTTTCGGGTTATCCGTCAGCACCTTGTAAACCAGGTCACCAATCGTTGCCTTCGCCGCACGCCCCATCTTCATCGGCACGTCCACCAGCATATTCAGATCATCATTGATAATGGCCTGGCGGGTGATGGAGAAAATCTCCCCGTAGGTGGCCAGAGCAATGGTCTCCTTGCGATCTGAGGTGGTGATGTATTTATACTCCGCCCCCTCACGAACCTGACGCAGAGAACCAAAACCGCCCATCCCCACGCGATACGCTGTTTTGAAGTCTGACAGGCGTCCCTTACGGGTCCACTTCTGGAAGGTTTCTTCTGATTCCTCCCAGCCCTGGATCAGCCCCTTGTTCGACACATCCAGCAGAATATTGCCAAAATCAGAGGTGCTGTGCGTCAGCGCCAGCCCGACCATCTGCATGGGGTTATAACTGGCCACCCCAATACCACGCTCGGTCAGTGACATGCGAGCCCATTCACGCAGGGTCATCCCGTTATAGACATTATCCTTCTCGACATTTTCATATCCGGCACGGGCCAGCATCGCCTGGCGGATCCCGTCTCCCACAAAATTGCCGTTTCCGGCATAAATATGGGCCGGTGTGTTTTTGTTGGTCGGCGAGGACTCCTTGCCCATTTCATTCAGAAGGCGCTCGCGGGCCATTTCCAGCGAACAGTCAGGATCGGCCACACACTGCGCCTGAAGCGCCTGATAGCGCCCGCCAAACATGGCAAACAGATCGTTAATGCCTGACATGCGGGCTTTCTGCTCAGCCATAACGCGGGCGCGAATGGTCGCCTCATCAGACACTGCCGGTACCGGTGATGGTTCTGTTACCGCCGGTGCAGGGATTGTCACTGTGGTATCACGCGGGGCACTGTTGTGTGGCTGCGTGATCATATTTCGGATGGATTCCGGCATCTTTTTAAATTCCTCTGTACGTGTTGACTGAATACATGCCATTGCCTTAACGGCTGGCGTCACCTGGTCAGCAAATCCGTGTGCCAGACACTCGGCACCGGACATCCAGGTCTCATCCGCCAGCATGGCGGCAATTTCATCGGTAGTTTTTCCGGTTTTCTGCGCATATACCGGCACCATAACCGACTCAAGTTTGTCCAGACGTTCGGCATAAGTGCGCATTTTCTCCGCATCACCACCGCTGATCCCCCAGGGTTTATGGATCATCATGAAGGCATTTTCCGGCATAATGACCGTGTCACCGGCCATCGCAATCAGGGATGCCATCGAGGCGGCAACGCCATCCACATACACGGTAATGGCCGCACCGTGATTTTTCAGGGCATTAAAAATGGCGATGCCTTCAAAGACATCGCCACCCGGTGAGTTGATGTGGAGATTAATGTGGGTGATATCACCCAGGGCATTCATATCGCTGACAAACTGCTTCGCGGTGACGCCCCAGAAACCAATCTCGTCATAAATATAAATATCCGCCTCACCCTGACCCCCCGCCTGCATCCTGAACCAGGATTTATTCTTCATGCTGGCTGTCGGTGGCCTGCTGACGCTGTTGTTCAGTTCCGGCACTGTTGCCTCCTTTGTCGTTGGCGGGGTCAGTATCAAAGACCAGCCCCAGCCTGCGGTTTTCCTCAGTTTCCGCCTTACGGCGACGTTTGACCTCATCCGGGTTGCGCCCGCCTGCGCGGATCCAGTCGGATTCCGTCGCGGCACCACCCCGGATCTGTATCCGCCAGGCTTCAGCCTCCTTAACCGGGTCAATCCACGGCATCACCGGACCGGAATACGTCGCGTTATATAGCGTCTTCATCTCCACATCCGCCGGAATTTTCAGCAGACCTGCCGCAACCACCATATTCAGCCATGTCCGGTACACCGGGCGGGTTACCGCACCAATAAAACAGTCCTGCAGGATCAGGTAACCATCCGTGGACTCGACCAGCTCCTGCCGCTGGGCGCTGTAGGTGCCGTTATAGTTACGCGCCGCACTGGAAAAGCTCAGACGACTGCCAGCTGCCACTGCACGCAACTGGCCGTTGCGGAAAGTTTCAAGGTTGGGATTGGGACGATCGGATTTGACCATGCCGATATCCTCGCCCTTGCGCAAATCGTCATAAATAATTCCCGGGGTGATATGGACTTCCCGCTCGGTTTCTTTGCTCCCCGGATCTTCATAGTCCTGTCCGTCACCTTTACGGATATACAGTCCCAGCGCCGCAGCAATACGCGCCGCTGTCAGTTCCGCATCCTCATACTCCTTAAGGGCACTGATCCGCATCAGCACCCCCGATAACATGGATGAGCCTCGCGTCTGATGCAGACGACGAGTGAACTTCAGGTGGATCATTTTTCCGGCGGCGATTTCTTTCGTATCACTCTGCCGACCACTGACCGGATAATTTTTATAAACCAGATATTTTTTCGGTCTGCCCCACTCATCAAGAAAAACCCCCTGATTCAGCCCGGCGGATTCATCACTGCGCATGGGAACAAAATCCGGCTCCATCGCTTCAAGCCAGAATGGCACTCCCGCCGTCCGTTCCAGACCGTTTCCCGCACCACTGACCATCTGCGCAAACACTTCACCATCCCGCAGCCAGGTCCGCAGCAGTAAACGCTCAAGCACGGGACGGGTATACTGCCCTGTCACATCCGGACTCACGGACCATTCAGCCCACAACCGGCGGATATCCGCAGCCAGCTCTGCCGCCATTTCCCCGTTTTTTCGTAATGGCTGAGGCTCCACAGTAATTCCTCTGGCACCAATCACCCGCTCTTCAAGCTTGTCAAACACACCAATCACCAGGTCATGATTGATATCCAGAAAACGGGCCTGCTCCCGCAGGGAAACCGCGCCATATTTACTGAGTTGATCAGCAGATCGATTTTCACGCCGGGCTTTATGTGTCCGGGTCGGTTTCACCGCCTCATAGGCCATGATTAACGCCCTTGAACGCAGTCTGGCCGCTTTCCAGCCTGGAGAGAACACGCCTATCACATCATCAATAATTGCCATTAAAACCTCGCCAGTTTAAATCCCGGTTTTCCCCGCCTGCGGCTCACCATCGCGGCAAGCCTGCGTTCCCACTCCTGACGTCCGGCGCGGATCTGAGAAAGGCTTTCCAGCGTCAGTTGCTGTCCGTTGAAGGTGACAGACTTCCCCTCCAGTACGGCCATTTCCGCTTCACGGTACCGCTGTATCATTTCTCTGGCTTCTTCTGTGCTCACAACCAGCCTCCTGATGTTATCCATGGATTATCTTCCGCACGCTCCGTCCGCAGTTTTTTCTTCCGGCGACGGCGTTTTTCTGCCCCGGCCGTCAGTTCCGGGGATGCCGTTTCACCAGAACGCTCCTGCGGGAAGACGAGCCACGTTTCCCGCTGTGCCCAGTCCGGTGCGGAGGGCCAGCGGATCTTTTCGTAACCATGCAGAACGGCAAGCGCATCCGCATAAACCAGCAGGTCAAACGCCTCGTTAGCGCCCCTGCCCGGTTTTCGCCATTTTCCGTCACTGCCGCGCTCTTCATAGGTCAGCTCATCGTAAAACCACCGCCCCAGCCAGTCGGGAAAGTGGATATAGTTCGGCCCCGGTGTGTCACGCCACAGGGCATTATTTACACGGTCCTTAAACGCATCCGTCTGAACCAGCCACAGCGCGACATCGCCACTGGCTCTGGCACGGCGGGCACTTCTGCCGGTATTATCCGGGAAGGTACGGTTAATCAGCCTGTCACGGCGAAGACCATCCCCCTTGAACAGAAACACCCTGTTGCCCAGTCCGTCACTCCGGCAACGACGCCAGAAACGATAGGCGTTATCTGTCACCCCGGCTTCCCCTCCCGTATCCACCGCCATGGCCATCAGACGCATGCGCACATCCGGATCAGAAGCCAGCGGCCATGTTTTATGGAACACATCCGTCAGCAACAAATCCCAGTCCTCCGGATATGCCGCCGGATCAACCGGCAGACTTTCACCGTTGGGACTGCAGCGCAGTGAATGCCGGATGTTGTAGCGATCAACAATCCAGCGTTCCCCCTGCTCTCCGTATCCGGTGATCTGCACAACAAAACGGCGATTTTTACCGCCCTGTACGTCAACCGTTGCCTCAATAAAACGCACACCATCCGGCACAGATCGCCGGGGAAACGGCTCGGCACGCTGTTCAAGCAGTTCACTTTTACGCTGTTCCGTGGCTGAACGGGGCAGATAGGGTCGTCCGATATCGGTGTTCACCACCACTTTCAGGGTCTCTTCACTGCCGGTTCGCTCATACTCTTCTTCTGCCGCCAGCAGTTTAAAAATCAGTTGTTCCCAGGTCTGAAACGCCGCAGCCGGCCCCTCCATCCAGAATGACGCAATCCGGGAATTTCGTGGCGTTCCGGTGATACTGCCGTCCGCCGCCGCCCGTTCACCTTCACGAAGCCAGATCCCCTGGTTATTCAGTTCACGTTTCTGTTCCGGAGCAATCAGGCCGCAGCAGTGCGGACACATCAGGCGGGCCGCCTGCCCGGCAGCCACAAAATCAGGGTTATTCCGGTAACCGGTCATGTTATCCATCACCGGCTGAAAATATTCCCCACAGTGCGGACACGGCCAGTACCACCGACGGCGGTCTCCCCGGTTATACAGGGACAGGATCCCCGTTGTTGGGGGTGCCTCATGTGTGCCGCCACATCGCCATTTGGTGTCAGTGATATCCCGCCCGGGTGAACTCTCGACCAGGGTCATCCCGGAAGACATAAAGGTGGTGGTACGCTTTGATGCCAGGGTGAAGGCATCCCCTTCCCCGTCCACGTTTTCAGGGAAACGGTCATAATCCGTCAGCGCCACACGACGGTAATCCGAGGAGGAAAATACGGTGATCGACGGCCAGCCAATCTTCAGGAAGGAGCCGTCAAGAAACATTTTATCGTGGACGTTGTTGTCATTACGGGAAGGACTGAGACGCTTACTGACCTCCGGGCTGTGACGAAACGTTCTGGAAAGACGCGTTCTGGAGTGTTCCCGCGCCTTGGTCTCGGTCATCTGCACCACCAGCATATCCGCCGGATCACAGATGATGCCGTACACAATCCAGCCATCAATCAGCCCTTCGGTTTTCCCGGTCCGCGCCGGTCCTACAAACACCACCGCGTCATATTCACGGGCTGATAATGTATTAATGGGGTCAATCATATAGGGCGTCAGTGATGACTCCCACGGACCGGAAGTGTTGGCTCCCCGTGGTACCCGCATATAACGCCTGATGGCTTCCGCTACTGGTAACCGGCCAGGTGGGCGAAACAGCGAGGCCACTTCGCGCCAGATATCGGATGCGCGGCTATGGCTCTCGTTCACCTGATTCACATATCGGCCTCATCACAACAGTCAATGACTGCCTTTTCCAGTGTGTCGCGGATCTCATCAACCACAATCTGCACTTCGTTCAGTTGTGATGCAGTCCACCCCCTGTCCCTCTCCAGCCTGTCAGGCCAGGTTTCCAGTACCTGAACTATCGCTTTCACCACGACAGAAAACGACCGCCTGACATCACTGACAGGGACAAGCTGAACAGTTTCATGCTGAAATTTAAGACGCTCGCGCTCGGACTGATACCATGCCTTGCGATCGTGTGGATTCATCTCCTCATCTTCGGTGGATGGTGTTTTTGCCAGCAGCGCAGTAATCAGGTCCGTCAGGAGATAAAGTTTTTTCTTCTCATTACTGCCCGGAGCAAGAGGAACATCCGCCATTCTTGCGGTAACGGTCTGCCGGTGCAGGCCTGAAAGGGCTGCCAGTTGATTAATATTTAACTTCATATTTTTCAGCTCGCCGTCCATCTACGCCTCCTCCACATACCCCTCTGAACAGAAGTGATTCTGTTTTTTTGTAAAGAAATGCCGCCACACAAAGATGTCGAACAAAAATTGGCCACAACCATCATCTTTTTTGCATCAATTACATTAAAAACAACAGTTTACATACATGATGATGATGACGATAAAATCACAAAAATGCGCTTTTTTCCGCGCCGACCCGCCCCGTGTACAGGCCCACCCCGCCAGGAGGACCCGAAAAATGATAATTGTTATCATTTTGTAATGTGTTCCGGTTTCTTCCACCATCGCACCGGCCAGGCGACTATGAGGGGACAACGCCGCGCTCCGTTAACGCAGTAAACCCCGGTGTGTATCGTTTTTGATTATCCCCGCACACTCGCGCAGAGGAGTCTCCCGGTCGGGCTGCGGTCTCTGTTAATGCAGGAATACGGCGACAATACCGCGCATGGATAATAAGGTCACTCAACACACTGGCTGTAATGCAGCGGATACCATGCGGCATTTAGCGGCATTCATCGTACACTCAACGGTCAGCTCTTCATTCGTGGCATTCACCTGAAAGGTCCGGGAGTGTAATTGCGTACATTTACCACTGAACGAATCTTCAACAAGAACACGACCACGCTGCAAAATACGGAACGGAATTGTTCCCTGAAAAGGCTTTACGGTTACCAATAATTTCTTCATGCATTCTCCGGATAACAAAAATACTAGTTAATACACTGAGTGCGGATATATTCCTGAAGCATTCTCAATGCTGCCTGGTCGCTGATGATTCCGTCTCTGATACCGAGAACGTTTCGTCCAGCAACCGGAGAGAGTTCGACGGCGGCATCATTGCCCACGCCGGAGGTGCCGGTGGCTTCACGCACGGTACCGGGGCAGGTGGCGTTGATCCGCAGGCGCTTACGACCAGCGGCAACATCAGCACGCAGAGTTTCATTTTCAGCTCTCGCATCGGCTAATTCCCTCGAGTATTTTGCATCGAGCGCAGCAACATCGCGCTGGCGCACCTGCATATCAGTAATGGTTGCGTTTGCCAGCTCCAGCTCACTGGCTTTTTTATCGCGCTGCGCTTTGTAGGTGATGGCGTTATCGCGGTAATGATTCAGCCCCAGACTAAGCACACCACAGGCTACCAGCAGGACAATAATCACCACACACAGAACACGGTTCATATCACCACCAACGGATTGCCCAGACCAGAACAGCAATGGCTACAATACGAATGGCAAAAGCTGCCGCTCTTGTTAAATCCAGACTGGCTGGCGTCTCCACTTCAATGCCTTTCATAATGGACAACCTCAGAAAGAATCTTTTATACTTCCTCACAGGGAAAGCACCTCCCTACCCATAATTTCTCCCTTGCCTTATCCAAGGTCAGAAACACAACCCCGCTTGCGACCAACAAACGGGGTTTTTACTTTTATTCACTTAGTTTTTGTCAGTTCGCAGGATTTCGTGTTATCCGTCCGCGTGAGCAAACGCCATTTTTCAGCAAAATATTCTGCTTATCTGTCGATACCCCAGCACGCCAGCGCACTTTCCTGATCTCGCCGGGATACCTGACCGTAGCAATTATTTGAGCGGATACGGCAATCTCTGCCACCGTCCTTAATCCACCAGCGAATCGCTTCGCAGGCACCTTTTCGATCACCTGCATTAATTCGTTTATAAAACGTCGACGGGAAACACTTACCGGGGCCAATGTTATACGGGCAGAATGACGCGATCCCCGCTTTCTGGGGTTCGGTCAGCGGCACTTTGATGTTTTTCTCCACCCATGCCAGCGCCTTGTCACGTTCGATGGCGTTAACCCGGTCGCATTTTTCCTTTGACAGCTTCATGCCAGGAATAACAGGCTTACCATCCACCAGAATGGCACCACGGCAGATGGTCCAGATCCCCGCACCATCACGGTATGCCGTGGTGTGGTTACCTTCCTTTTCATCCAGAAACTGGTCGAGGATTTCAGGCGCAGGCGCACCTGCGGCAATCAGCGCCAGAACGGCAGCCGACAGACCGTATTTGATTTTGGTGTTCATGGATATTTATCAGGATTTATCGGTTCCGAATCCCTGGATATGTTAATTCTTCAGCCCGCCAGTGGTGGGCACTGGTGTTTTACCTGATGGCTGAAATATATCTGACAATTCCCGTCGAGGATTTAGCAATGTATAACGATGAACATAAATATACCGCCTGCATGCAGGCCATGAATGAACAATTTAAATCAGCATTCCTTAAACTCATTCAGCAAAACCACGAAGCAGTAAAATCCATTCAGGCTGAACCGTATGGACACCTCACACCACCAACTCTCGACATTATGTCCAGAATATTAACACCAGCCATGCTTCTACGTCTGAAAGACAATATAAATGACTGGTTAAACGAAGAATTAAACTACCTTGAATGTGAGTGGGATCATCATTACGCCAAATCACAAAAAGAACGCATCTTCCGTCGATTATCCGGCAACAGATAACGAGCCAGCTTATATACGTCCTTTAAGATAAGTCAGTCCTGGATGAAACCAGTAAGCCGGCACTTTTTTAAAGGGTGAATTATCAAAATCACGAAGAAGAGCCTCCCGCACAACTGCATCCTTGTCCGCACCACTGGCCAGCGCTTCAATCTCAGCAGCTACCTGCAGATATCCCATGCAACGACCAACGCGCTTCATTAGTCCCTGCTTTTTATTGTTCTTCAGGTAATCAATGGCAAATTCAATGAGCGCCTCACTGTGCTGGTGCGATGCTGGTGTTACTTTTCCATCTTCACGGATCGTGATATTCCAGTCATCGCTTGTCACAATAAAAGATGGCCGATTATCCCCCCATTCCTGGTCTTTATCCGGTGCAGACGCAATAAAATAACGTTTATTGCCTTCCTCTCCGGCACTTTTAACTGTAATGGAGTACTTTTCTGACAATGCGGTCGGTAAAAACTTTTCCTGCAAAATCTTCGCAAAGGTCCTGCGAGCAATTTTGATGCAATCATCGTAAAACGCTGCTTCCTGCTCATCGCGGCGTTTTTTTTCATCTTCAGAAACCATCAGCACCGACAGTTTTTTATTCAGTTCAGTGATTTCATTTTCCAGGCAACTTATGCGCTGATTCATTTCTTCATGGTTCATCGTCTACTCTCCCCGCGCCGCCTTACGCCGGTCTTCTTTAATTTTGAAATACAGGTTCGTCAGGTACGTCAGCAGACCAAACAGCAGACTCCCCAGCACGCCTATTGCCACCCACTGGGACGGAGAGACTTTGTCCAGCAGCTGCAGTAACCAGTATCCCGTCCCCACCGCTGACGTGGTGTATGACACACCTGTTGTGATTTTTTCCATCTGGTACATACCCCGTCTCCCGTTATCCGGAAGCTGACAACAATAAAAAAGCCACCCGTTAATTACTGATGGTCCTGATACCTCATACATCAGAAAAATAATTCTGCTCTATGGTTTACATTCAAAATTATCATTTATACTTTTCAGAACATCACCAGCAAGGCATAAATAAGGAAACTAAATGAAGTGGATTGTGATTGACACAGTTATCCAGCCATCATGTGGAATATCTTTTTCAGCCATATGGAGTAAAATAAAATTAATAATCTGGTATCAATCGGATGTTTTCTTACCTCCTGAAAGTATATTTACGCTGACTCACACAGGTATCGTACTCAATAACAAAGTGCTACCTGTAACCATTTACAACGTTGTACCATTCAATAAAAGATTCTGGGATTTAATCAAAAACAGCCAAGAATGCCCTGCAAATTCAGATAACGTATTTAATGAATGCTTTAATAACCGTTGCATTCTGCAAATATGCCCCTACGGGCTAAAACGACACAGGCCATAATAAGTTTACGCATGTCTGATAGAATCTGTAGAACCTGTTTATATAAAAAGCCCCTCAGGAGAGGGGCATGCTTGCATGGTGCCGGGTGCCTCCCGATGAATTCAGTATCAGTACCCGAATCAGCATAATAAAGGAGCAGAACAGAAACATACATCACTCATATGCCCACCACCCGGGGGGATCCACCATGCAAATTTTTTCTAACAAAAGCTCCGTCAACCAGCAATGCCCAATCAACTTAATTGTGATGGATTTAACATTTCACGTCTGTGTATTTTTTACACTCTTCAGCAAAGGCAACACCATTATCACCATCCCCGCCACCAGCACACCATCTGCCAGTACCGACATCAGCCGTCCGGTGAAATCCACTGCCACTACCAGAAACAGCAGGATGGCAGCCAGCACAAGGCGCGCACTTTTCACAGGTACTGCTCCAGTGGTAGCTGCAGCGCCTGAGCAATTTTCTTGAGCTGTGCTTCTTCATCCGGACCAATACCATCCTGGTCAGCGATATCCAGACACAGGCACAGCACATTAACTGCGTCATCAGTACCTGCAATATCAGCCAGCTGGCGGAGGGCTTCGGCATTGGCAGAACGCGGCGATGCTTCATAACGGGCGCGGATATTTGCACTCATTTGTGCAATCTCACCCGAGAACGGCGCAAAGGCAGGAAGTGCTGCAATGGTTTTCTCCAGTACCGCGATTTCTTTCGCGTCACAGGTGCCGTCAGCATATGCAATGGAATACGCACCCCAGACGGTCGCCTCCACTGCATCGCGATTCTCCATCTTCTTCACTTCGGTAATGGCCTTGCGTGTTTTCTTTTTGAAAATACCAAACATCGTGACTTTTCCTTTTAGTGGGTGAGCCTGCGCCCTGGGGTGACCAGCCCACAGAGAAAGTCACACTGACCATCCCGTAAGCTCACCCCTGAAAGGCTCTGTGGTTTTTGATATGCGCCGGGCGTGGCGCGGATACAAAAAAGGCCACGTAAATGCGCAGCCTGGTGATTCTGAGATTTTCGAACGATTCCTTTTTACGACTCCTGCCTTCTATCTTCGGCAGAGATGCTTTGCCAAATTCACATCATTCATCGACATTAAAATACTGTCTTTGATGAACTCGCATACCTCGTTAATTTTTGCATCGGTATCTACGTGCGAAAATGTTCTGTCCCCATAACCATTAACTGAAATCGTCAGGTTATCGCCATCAAGCAGCACAATCTTTACACCAACTTCCACACTTGCAGACTGGCGGGGATTGTCATCAACAACTGTGTATAAATTAAACGCAACTCCGTCCCTAAGGTCTACCTGCAAATCCTCCGGTCGGACACTGAAGCCATTGAGGCAAATATAGACGTAAGGATGTAACTCACCCTCAATGTCTCGCCATTGCAGTTCCGGCAACGCCAGTGAAGACTCATAGGCATTGACCAGCCTTGTGGCTGTATCCCGCAACCGCTGAATGTATTCCTGCTTAGCTTTCAGTATTTCGGCCCGTTTTGCCCTGATATCAGCATAAGTGACCACTGTATCAATCCTCTTATGAACAAATAAACAAGCCATCATAATAACCGCCAGGGTATACATGAAAAAGGCCGCCGTAGCGAGCCATGAAAAAACAGAATAAAAAAAAACCGCCAGGTGTGGCGGTAAAGATGTATTCCCAGGTTTCAGGTTTTACTTAGTAGCAAATTGTTCTATAACTTACTCTAAGTGATGTTTACAACATCGGAATGGTGCATCACCGGTACCTGCCATAGGGCTCACTACGTAGCCCAACCAATAATGCACCATTCCGGTATTGTAAAAAATCAGCACTGAGGCTAACCTGGCCTCAAAACATAGCCCGAAAACTGAGAGTTCCTAAAAAAAACAATCTGTCCTCACGTAATAAAAATACGCCAGTGCTGCAATACGCCTCTATCAAATGTTGGAGCGGGTAGCGGGAATCGAACCCGCATCATCAGCTTGGAAGGCTGAGGTAATAGCCATTATACGATACCCGCATATGGTGCCGACTACCGGAATCGAACTGGTGACCTACTGATTACAAGTCAGTTGCTCTGCCTGCTGAGCTAAGTCGACATTGCTTCCTCGGATGTGAGATGAAATACATCTGAAATGTAATGCACCTTTCTCTCGAAGTAACCCAATAATACGGGAAGTTAACATTAATTCATTAGCTTATTGTGCAGTGATTTAATTATCTGCCAACGTAACTATTTCACCCGCAGTATGCTCAAAACGTTCAGACTCAAGTTCAACGCTTAACGCCATGCCCCCAAGTGCCAGCGCTGCTTTTATTATGGAGCCTGATCCCATGAAAAAGTCGGCAACCAAATCTCCCGGACGCAAACAGAATGCGCTCTGTTGCCGGGAAATACGCCCGCAGGCTTTCCTTGTTGCACCCGTTCCAGCGCCCGGACAGCTTCGCCCAGATAATGTGGTTCAGCACATTAAAGCGCTCACGCATCATGATTTCGATATCAGATGCCAGGCGATGACCACAGAACAGGTAAAGACTTCCGGCGGGTTTTAATACCCACCAGAACTGCGCCAGACACTGATCCAGCCATTTCAGGTAATCATCGTCGCCCTTCCACTGGTTATCCCAGCCCTCGGGCTTCACTTTAAAGTATGGCGGGTCTGTGACTATCAGATCGACAGAGTTTTCCGGTAAGGTCTGGATAAATTCCAGGAAATCAGCGTTGATTAACTCGCAGCTGGATATTTTTACAGTATTAGCCATAGATCAATAAGCACTTCTCTGATAGGCTCATACCGCTTTTGCGCAAAGCAGATGGGCCTGAGGTTTGCTTGTGACCCCAACGCATGAGCAGATGGCTGGCAGGTGCCGCTAACACCCACCAGCCGCCCATTACCACAAATTAAAAAGCCTTCACTGCGGAAGGCGTCTGTAACAACCGAACTGATAATCTGCCAGACCCGCCATAACAAGCTGAGTCAGTATTAACTGGCAGCGCTCGCGTGAAAGGTAAGTATTCTGCGCAATCTCCCCGACGGTCGCCGGTTCGGTGACGCTTAATTCATTAAACACCACTCTGGCGGTTTCGGTCATATCCTGCTGTTTTAGCATGTCTTTTTCCCTTTTCTGGTTAACGTGACATACCAATAACTCTTGTCGAAAAAGCCAGCAAGCAGAAAGACCAGTATTAATAACCACCAGCACATTTAACGCACTGCGCTACTTTGCGGGCACAAAAAACCCGCTCAGAGGAGGCGGGTTCAGGCTATGCAGTGAAATAACCACTCTTAAAAGCATACATGATTTTTTACGTACGTAAATGCTTTGCCGTGCATATTTTTCATGCAAATGTCACATACTGCTATTTTCAGTGTTATAAATTTAAAGCCATAGAAAAAATCAATTATGTTTTAAGAATGGATAGGTAAAGAATAACAAGTGACACAGATTCAGACCAAAATGGAAAAGGGTTGCCACCCACAAGCGCCCACTCCACATCCATGACAATCCATACACAACACCAGATAACGTGGCAAATAATACAAGTAAAGCACCACCTGAATAGTGATAAAAACCAAACAACAAAGACGCCACAATTAACGCAACCAATGGAGACGTCACTTCTGATAGCCGTGATTGAATATACCCTCTAAATAATGACTCCTCTGCCAGAGACACAAAAAACAAATTAGCCAATATAAACTCTGGCAACCACTCTGGAAAATGAATCTCTGGCTTTAACCCACCAAAAAAAACAGCCAAAAACAGGATAAGAGGAACAGAGAGCAACAGAGCCGCCCATTTCCACAAAGACACTTCTGATTTCACTTCTTTTTTAAAAAAAGAAGCTGTACACAGGACTAACAAAAATGGCACCAGCGCTTTATCAAAATTAAAATACATTGTATAGGGAGTGCTTTGAGGTCCGACAGTGACAGACTTTAGCACTACAGGATTGTGAAACCCTGGCCATAAATGAAAAGATAATGCTATGGCTGATAAAACTATGCCAGCTTCATATATGGATTTAGCCCAGGCGTTATATTTCCAGTTGAACTTCAAAATAATAAAAAAAACGATTGTAGCAACAAAAAACAACACCGGCCAATCAATAATATCATTAAGCACAGCCAGGACAACAGACACCGTCAACAATGAAAAAGCCACTACCTTATGCCAACTGAGAGTTGACAGTGACAGTGCTAACACAATCCACATAAACACTCCTTTTATTTAATGATGAAGATTGATTATCAATATTTTCAATTCACCTGGCAACATTTTGTTTACCTTCCATAAAATTCATGACCATCAAAAAAATAAACATATTAATTATAAACACAGAAAACATAACCCTCGTCACTATATATCCCTACCGCATATCCATATCTAACCGGACATTCAGAGCCATAAGCATTCCTTCAATAATACCTTCAGCTTTATAAAGTCTTTTACCAATAAGCCCATCAGAACATCTATGCTTACGTGCAAGAGCCATAAATGTCATTCCACCTACGTAATAATCGACCAACAAATCGTGCAAATACTGATTATTCTTGTTTAATCGTGCCATACAGCCACAAATTATCATGGCGTCATCATCAGAACACTGAGGACGTGATTTCACTTTAGTTGGGATTAATCCTTTAAAACCAGCAGCTATCGAGGACCATGTTACATCTTCATGATTATTTGCTGCCCATGCTCCCCACCGCTCCATAACCAGCTGAATATCACGCAACATCATTACATCCTCTTATTACGAATATATTCACGCCCAGTCGCCCACCGCAAACAGGCAGACCATGCACAATATTGATTTCATCAAACTGCTCGTCGTCTATAAGCAGCCCCGCATGTGTCAGCGCATCCAGCAGTGCTTTCAGGATATTGTCCAGGTCACGACGGCGCTTATCCGGTGGATCTGCAATAATCTTTATCGCCAGCCTTCCGGACAGGTTTAATTTCAACCGCTGCTGGCGAACAATGAGCACCACATCACGGCGATAACGCTCACCGGCTTTTGATACAAAATATGTGCTGCCATAACGTCGCCAGTAGGTGTTCACCGTCGGCGGGTAAGGCAAAACAAACTCTATACGCATCAGTAACCTCTTTTACCCAAGCACGCCGGTTGCAAAGGCGTGATCAAGAAAACGAAAAATTAAATCAATCTGGGAACCATGGTTTTCTTCGAACGCCAGCAGATCCGCATGAAGTTCGTTGTGATGCTCCCGGCACAGCGGTAGTGTAAAAATATCGTGGGCCTTTGTTCCCATTCCGCCCTGACCATGACCAATCAGGTGATGGGGATCGTCGGCTGGCTTACCACAACACGCACACGGCTGTGTCTTTACCCAGCGCGTGTATTTCTCATTTACCCAGCGGCGACGTTTAGGTCGCCTCATGAACGATTCAGGAGACTCCGGATCAACGGCGATACTGACAACCGTTTTTTTCTGTGGTGGATTTTGTTGCTGGTGGACGTGAAGTGGCAGCGCAATATTTTTTGTGCGCTGCTTCAGTATGCTGGTGGCTGTCGGTTCTCCCGGTATGATGTCGCTCTCGCGGTACACCGAGCAAATTTTCTCTGCACGTAACCCCAGAGAACGACGTAATACTGTCTCCGGTAGCGCGTCCGCCACCTGATTGCAGACCGCCCACCAGGATAATTCAGCCAAAGATAATTCACGCTCCTGCGTACCGCTTATTGCGTGACCGATGACGTCAATCATCCATGCTGACAGGTTTTGATGAGCAAGTTGCTCGAGTGATTCGGATGTCTGGTCACGCAGCTGGTTGTCGCAGTGCCAGCACAACACCATTGCGCCGGTACCATAACGGTGAATGACGGTTTCGCTGTGATGATAATCGCCGTGTGGCCACTGGCAGGATTTAATATGGCGCAACAGCCAGTCAGACAATGCACCAGCACCACCAGCAGCACGAATCACCCGTGCGTTACTGAAAAACGGCAGCAATGTTTTGTCTTCCACCAGCGGCTGGCGAACGGCAGGAACGACCCCGGACGGCAGATTACGCATGCTTTTCGGTTCCGGCTCCACCAATACCCGGGTATTGTGGAATACCGGCATGGATTCACGGCCCGGCTTAACGATCACCAGCCCGAGTTCCGGTACCAGAACAGGTCGAAGTAATACCCGCACGTTACCTCCAGATGCGTTGCTGGAATGTGCGAGACGGACGCGGTGGGCGCTCGGAGTACGGCAGCCTGACGTAGATTATCCAGAGACGATAATCGAGGCTGAGGGATTTCTTAATCTCGTATCCACGCCTGCGGTAGTTCTGAATCAGCCATTTGGCCTGTTCTTCAGTGCATGGTTCATGCTGGAACCAGTCAGATTTGAATGTGAGAGAACGCCGCCCGTGCCTGCTGGCAAAGACGGCTGAATTATCGGAATTGTGTAGTCTGGAATTTTGCGCCATCGGCTTTCTCCGCTGGCACAGTGTTACTCAACAGGGGTTCAGCCCTGCGCTGAATTGTAGTTGAATTCACTCATATTCAAAAGCAGAAAAACCAGCCTTAAGCTCAGCTTCTTTCAGAGACTGCAATGATGTGACAAATTCATTTTCACGCAAAATAAAACCATCCGTCACAAATCCATCCACAAAATAAATTAACGCAGCTCCACTCTTCCCTTGTTGAGACTGTAAACATTTAATACGGCAGTGACTGACAATAGCGCCATTCTCAACGCGCGCAGTGTAGAGGCCATCTTCACTAAAAATTTCACGTAATTCTTCGATTTTCATCAACAGAATCCTTCCAGATAAATAGCACTCCCCTGTTCGGGGTCCATCCCTCTTCTCCCTGCGCGCTAACTAAGTAATATGATTCTATTTACCCCAAACGCCCCCTCAAGAACCGCAACCAATGGAGTACACAAAAAGCTAATCAGCTACGCTACGCAATAAAAAACCCGCCGAAGCGGGTTAAGTGCGGGCGCGTTGAGGATGCCTGACACATCAGAGGTGGCGAGGGATTTCTCCCTCGCCAGGTCACTCTTACTCCTCAGATTCGTAAGCTGTGAAGACAGCGACCTCCGTCTGGCCGGTTCGGATTCGCACCTCGCAGAGGTCTTTCCTCGTTACCAGTGCCGTCACTATGACGGTTAAACAGATGACGATCAGGGCGATTAACATCGCCTTTTGCTGCTTCATAGCCTGCTTCTCCTTGCCTTTCGGCACGTAAGAGGCTAACCTACATGTGCAAAGCATGAAATTGGCCTCAGATTAATGTTAAGCGTCTTGCCGGACGCGTAATGTTAACTGGGGCTTTTCTCTATCTGCCGTTGGTGTTCATGCCCGAGGCAGATAGCCTCAAGCACCCGCTGCAATTCTACTTAACTCTCCTTTTCCCGCAAACCGTTTTTATCCCCAGCGGCAAATCGAATACACCACCAGCGCCACCGCAAGTGCAATTCCTACCGTTGTGAATGCTTCAGGCCAGGTCATCGATTCACCTCCTGCTCAATATTTTTAAGGTCATTTTCCGCATACAGTATTGCTGTCCTGGCTGCTCGTAACCGGGCTTTGGCATTTTTCTCTTCACGTTCAAGTTTTTCCACAGCTTCACGAAGAGCATCCCGCTTTGCATAGAGTGATTTAATCTCAGACACTATGTTTTCACCGTTTCTCGCACGGTCGAGAACAAGCTCGAACGGATCTAAAGCCAATCCGCATCGGTTACAGGTAATCGTACGATTCACTTCTGAAATTGTTGTACGGATATGCTGACAGCATTTTTGCTCGCCGCTTTTTCTGTCGGTTATCACAACGTTGAGAAGCCCTTCTTCCTCTGATTTTGGTTGCACAAGGGTGATAACATTGTCGATGTCATTTTTCATTAGCCCCCCACTCTTGTGGTGATTCATTCATCACCCCACTCATCACAATATGCTTCGACAGGTGTTTTTCCTGCTTCGTAGTCATCACGCCAGGCTTCAGCATCAACAGCACTTCCACCACGTAACTCTGCATAGTCCATTAACAGTTCATGCCATTCTTCAAAACTGACGTTGTATTTAGTTGAACCAAAATCAGCCATTTTGTTCTTCCTCTTCGTCTTTTATTGCGTGATATGAGTAATTGCAGTAGTTAAAGAAAATTTCTTTTGCTTCATCATGAATTTCATCAGGTGTTGCGTCATCGCCCACTTCGAATACATCCTCAAAATCTCCACCAGCTATTCCCGTTTCAATAATTATTTTGAACTTTCGCATTTCACTACCGCCCTTTCGGGCGGCCTCCTGATGATTTGAGAGTGCAAAAATCACTCCGGTTAAGGATTAAATTTTATTTACAGAACTGAATTTAATTATTCAGATATACGTATCTGTAACCCTACGAACCTACTCACTGGATGCCTATTTCATAAAAATAATCCAGTGAGTTTTATCGTTTTTTCCTGTTCGTTGACCGATAACAGGTTTTCTGTCGGTCAGTGCCAATATCTGGCGAACAGGTATTTGCGTTTCATTCCATTTGAAAATCAGAACGCCGTATGGCTGCAACACACGAAAGGCTTCTTTAAATCCCTGCCGCAAATCATCACGCCAGGTATCTTTATTTAGCCGTCCATATTTCTTTCCCATCCAGGCGTTATCACCAACACGCTCAAGATGCGGAGGGTCGAATACAACCATCGAAAAAGATGCGTCTGCAAATGGTAGTGCACGAAAATCTGCTATCAGGTCAGGGCTAATTATCAGGCGTCGTCCATCACATAATGTGTGCTCTTCTTTTCTGATATCGCTAAATATCGCCCGGTCGTCATTCTTATCGAACCAGAACATACGACTACCACAGGACATATCAAGAATGGTTGCCGATTCACTCACTGTTTACCTCCTGCAACGCTACCCGGTACGCCTTCTTTATCCACGCTGTACTGCCATATAACTTCGTCTTCATAAAAAACACCCCTGCACGGCTCGCCGATATCCCCGGACAGGCTAACAGCACTGCATCCACCACACGGTTATGCTTCCGGAACTCCATTACAGTACTGCTGATAACCACCTGTCCCACCGGGCCGTAATCCTGATACAGGATTTTCACGCAGACACCCTCCTGTCGAAATAAACGTAGTTATTCACTGTGCGCAGCGGCATTCCAAATTTTCTGGCGATTTCTCTCCTGGACACGCCACGCTGATGCAATTGTCGCGTCAGCTCAATATCACTCTGCGGATATTTTGCTGACTGGTGATAATCACCCCGTAACATCATACTAATACCCAGTTCCCGCGCTTTCGTTCTGACCGCCGCCTCACTACGGCCAATCAGACTGCCGATGCTTTTTACCTTCATTGTTCCCGCGCACTGCCGAAGAATAAGGATTTCAGCCCGCACCCAGCCACGCCATCTCACTTCACATCCTCTCTGGAACAATTCATCTGCCGTATAATATCCCGGTACTTGTTCAGCTCCCGCAGCGCGGCGCAGACACGCTCCCACTTCTGGACATGGCTTTTCGCCCGACGCAATTCGCGGTTTGCTATATGCAGCGATGGTAAAATCAGGTCATCCCCTTGCGTTTCGGTGAGCGATGGTAACGACTGCACCATGTCCGCCACAGTTTCTGTTTTAATATCTTCCTGTGTTGCAGCTTCCTGTACCGGTAACGCAACACCGGCTGGCTGAGGAAAGGCTTTACCATCGGTTTCCGCTACCGATGCGGCTTTCAGCTCTGCTGGTAAATTATCTCCCGGCATGCAGTAGCGAAATTTACCGTTCTGGTTTACGCGTGCCAGCCGCCCCGTTGCGGTTACTACTGCCAGCGTGGAAGCAACCTTGCGAGTGCTGACACAGAACTTACCCGCCAGTTCCTCACACGTTTTAGCTCCCTCCTGACCGATAAACTCAATCATCATGTCAGCGGTAACTTTTCGTTCGACCGCCCTGGTCAGCACATCCGGTACTTCAGATTGTGCTGGCTGCTCTTCGGTTACCCCGGATTCACCTTCGCCAGCCAGAAACCAGGTGTGACCCGTTTTATCAACGACGCCATTTCTTTTCAGTTCCCACAGCTCGTTCAGCACTTCTTCACGACTGATATCAAGTCGCGCAGCCAGTTCTGTCGACGTGGCTTTCCCCATTGCTTTCAGTGCGTCAAAAACAGTCTCCATTAAAATTTCCTCCCGGTAAAAATCACTTCTCAACTCAAACAAAACCAGCCGTTTTCCGGCGTTCATACTCCTGTTTCAGCAACTCAATTGGCGTTGGTCCCGACGGGCGTTTGGGTGCCGCCAGTTGTCGCCGGACTGGCGGAATGCTCAGGCCATTACCAACATGCTTTGCCCATTTCGTCAGTTGCCGTTCTGCAAGCCGTTTTAACTCCCCTTCGGTCATCTGGCGCTCAATCCCCTTTGAACGCATCTCGAGGCAAATGTGATACAGCACAGGCTGAGACCACGGGTACTTATCACTTCCGTCGTATCGCCAGGACTCATTGCGCCAGCGGCGGTACTCCTCCATCACAGCATCCACCGTCAGACCGAATGGATTGGCTCCGCTTTCCGAAATCAGTGCCACAAACTCAGCCAGGTCCGGAGGCCATGTTTCACCCGCCCGGCAGCGGTCCATGCACTGGCGGCAGACCTGCCGGATTTGCTGCTCAGTCATCGCGCCAATCTGTGCAATCCAGAGCTTCGAAGGTGCGGCCCCGTTCTTCCGGGGCCAGCGGTTCGAATAAACCTCCCCCATGAGTTCCCACAGCTTCCAGGCCGTTTCCGTCGCTGATAAATCCGTTTTCACGTTCCCACTGCTCACGTGCTGCCCGAATTTCCTGAACTGCCCGTGATGCGGTGCCACCTGGTGCTGCTGCATGGTTTGCCCCCTTGCTGACTGGTTTAACCTGTGCCCTGACGTGATTTACGTGACGGGCGAATTTCTGCTCCCACTGAACCTGCGTGAAAACTTTACCCTCCTCAGTCCAGTAATCCCTGAATGCGGCAAGTTCAGCAGGTGTAAATTCCGGCTCTGGCAGAGCCATCCCCCACAACGCAGCCCGTCGTCGAAAATCCCGTGACGGATACCAGCTATCGGTCATCGGAAATTTTCCGATGGGTTCGTTCACGCCGTCCAGGAGCACGGGGGGGGTTGTCTGTAGCGACAAAACTCCCCGCTCACTGGTCGGAGCACTCTCACGTGCGTTATGTGTGGGGTTTAGATCTTTGGGTTCCTTTGGGTTCCGTGATCCGTTTTTGGGTGTCTTTGATGGAAAATTTGGGTGTCTTTGGTTATTTTCCATGCAGCAAAGAGTTCCGTTTTTGGGGCTGTTTTGTGCTGAAACATAACCGTTTTCGGTACTGTTTTTATTAACAGCACCAATTTTACCCACCTTTAAAGACACCCGTTTTTGGGTGTATTCAGGCTCGGCAACACTTTCTTCTACACCGATAAGTCGGTACACCACAATTTGCTTTGTTCTGCCTTTTCTCTCACCGGTATCAATAATTAACCCAATCTCCATCAGGTGTCGTAAGCTGTCCTGCACAGTCTTTTTGTTCAGTTCCGTTACTTCTGCCAGTGCAGATACAGACGGGTATGCACACAAATCGGCACCGCACATATCAGCAAGCCAGGTCAATACTGACTTACTGGATGAACTGCCGGTTTTCACCTTTTTAGCCCACCGTAGTGCATCGATACTCATACGAACCTCTGGCAGACATTTGTTTATCTGCAAAGTAATAATGATATTGCTGACGATACGCATGCTTGAAAGCAATAGCTTTTTCTATAAGCTCGTCAGTCTCACGTTCCACAACAGATGGATCCGCAAAAAGCAGCCCGGACTCCACCACATCGCCATATTCTTTGTTTAACCCGGCGATCATGTACGTAATGCTTTTTCCGTCAGTAATTTCACAATACAACCTGAAATCGCTGATCCGGATAGCCTCCATAATTGCCGGAATCAGCGCCGTGAATTTTTCCCGCTTATCCCTGGTGTCGATAGCTTTCCAGCGTTCGAATATCTTCACCCGGTTAACGCCCAGCGCCCGTTGATCAACCTCGCCATCATTAAACGTGACGCGTTGAACATCGATGTTCGGGCGTTCTTTCAGAGCCCAGAATGCTTCCGTGATTAAAATAGTCGCCTGCTCCTGTGTCATTCCTGGTCGGCATACCCAGGCATCCAGAGCCTCACAAACCTGTTCAGGGGTGATTTTCATTGTTCAACCGCCCCGCCCGCTTTGCCTTACGATATTCGTCATAAACTTTGGGGTCGTACTGAAGTTCCCCGCCGGATGCCTCTTGCAGGCGCATCGCGCGACCTTCAGGAACCAGTTCCCCCCATGCAGCAATGCTTGCCAGCCTAACTCCTGCGGCATTGGCAAGCTTTGTTTTGCTGCCAAAAAACGCTATAGCATCAATTTTCAACATATCGAGTTCCTTAGATTTTCCTAAGGAAACTAGATCGTAGAGAAACCTAAGTCAATAAAAATTAGAATTCCCTAATATGAAAAACGAAACCTTCGGTGCTCGCCTCTTACATAGGCGTAAAAAATTAAAACTGTCTCAGGCCGCATTAGGTAAGCTGGTCAAAGTGGCTCACGTAACAATTTCTCAATGGGAAAGAGATGAAACACAGCCGGCGGGGAAAAGATTATTCGCACTGAGCCAAGCGCTTCAGTGCTCACCGACTTGGCTTCTTTTTGGGGATGAAGATAAACAACCAGGCGAACCGATCCCGGATAATCAGCCAGCCATTCTGACAGAAGATCAAAAAGAGTTACTTCAACTGTTCGACGCACTGCCTGAGTCAGAGCAAAAGGCCCTGTTGTCAGAGATGCGTGCTCGAGTTGAAAATTTCAACAAACTTTTTGAAGAACTACTCAAAGCTCGCAAAAGAAGCGCAAACAAATAACCCCCTTTTTTCTCCACACCCTGTAATAAAAAGCACAAAATTTCAAACAATTGTGTTTTTTACATCAAAAAACTTAGGTTTTTCTACATAAACAGCTTGACCACATACCTTAGGTTATTCTAAATTTCATTCATCAAGACACCGCACGGTGTTCTCAGCAAACAGTTCCGCTACCCCAGCGTTAAGGGGAAATGAGGTCAGCATGGATACTATCGATCTTGGTAACAACGAATCTCTGGTGTGCGGCGTGTTCCCAAACCAGGACGGCACATTCACCGCGATGACGTATACCAGAAGCAAAACGTTTAAAACCGAAGCTGGCGCGCGTCGCTGGCTGGAAAGAAATTCAGGTGAGTGATATGGATTTCGACGCAATCATGGAAAAGGCTTACGAAGAATACTTCGAAGGCCTTGCCGAAGGCGAAGAAGCTCTCAGCTTCAGTGAGTTTAAACAGACGCTTTCCAGTTCGGCAAAATCTAACGACTGATAAGAGAAGCGGCACCGCGAGGAATCAGTATGCAGAAACGAGAACCCGTCATCATCGCACCAGACTATACCGAGGATGAAATTTACGAATGGATGTGCGGAAAGATACGCGCCATTAATTACCTGAAGCAGGCCGCTGACTACAAAGAGCGCCTCTCTAAAGAACTGGTGTCAGCGGAGCAGGATATTACCACTCTGGCAAAAAGCGCGGCATTAAACGTTTCGCGAGTGACTGAAAACTACTGACCACTGAGCTCAAGTAGTTCTCCACAGATGAAGTGCGTGCGCCGGACACGGATAAACCTCCGGCATGCTCTTTAACAATCTGGATATTCCTAACCACAAAGAAATCGCATCAATTTGGATTTTGTGGGCAACTTCTCTTGTTGTTCGATGGAGACGCCCATTTTGATCTGTGTTTTTAAGATCGCAATATCTTTAAGTGATGACCAAATATGACCATCTGTTTTTTCCAGAATTTTTAACTGAATTTTCAATTCCGAATCAGAATATTTTTCTGCATCATCAAAAAGCTGCAAATATTCTGCGGATTTTCTCATGGCATTACCTGACTTTTGTCCGAATCCATAAATCGTTTGGACGGTTGCGATCACAACAATAAAAACGCCAGAAATTTCCGGAATGAATCCGCCAATGACAGATGAACCGAGGATAACACTCACTACTGAGAGAAGTTTATCGAGACGACCAGTCGCTACAGAAAATAGTTGCTCAAGAAAATAGCCATATAAAATTCTGTCAAGAATATCATCCCGGTCCATACATCATCACCTGCTTGTTTGGTTGTTGCTGTTCCCCCTCTCCTCCGAAGGAGTTGGAGATGGTTTTGGTCGAATGTTTTTCTCTGGTATGTGATCCCAGACTGTTTTATGCGTCGAATTGCCACCACCTGCTTGTGCTCTTTGCTCTGTCATATGATTTCCTTGGATCGTTGGGGATATCCAGATTATACAGATTTCCTGTCGTTGGGGAATGACGGAAACCACCTCGCCTGACGTGGTTAAAAGCAGGCACACAACACGAAAGCGCACGGCGAAGTTCGTCTCACTGTACGGTGTCGGTAAATTTAATTCGACCGTGCGCTTCCGGTTGTGGCACTCCGCGAAATGACGCGGCGGTAAGTATGGCGGGGTTATTCTTTCCCCGTTGAGGACACCGGGTTGTCAGGTTGACCATACGCTTAAGTGACAACCCCGCTGCAACGCCCTCTGTTATCAATATTCTGGTGACATTTGGCGGTATCAGTTTTACTCCGTGACTGCTCTGCCGCCCTTTTTAAAAGTGAATTTTGTGATGCGGTGAATGCGGCTCAGCGCACGCGGAACAGTTAAATCGGTAAAGAGGTCATTTGCTGAGTAACGGGAATGCTCTGTATCCGGCGTTAATTGTTAACTGGTTAACGTCACCTGGAGGCACCAGGCACTGCATCACAAAATTCATTGTTGAGGACGCGATAATGGAAAAGTTATCATGCAATGCCAGTACGTCTGAACTTCGTTTCGAAATTGGCGTTATCACTGGAGAAAAAACATTTATTGAAGACGCCATTAAGCAGAGAAAACTCGAGCAGGACCTGTTAAATGAAGTATGCATTCCTTCAATGCTGGCTCGTCTGGACCTGCTGCAAAAAGGATATAAACAATGAATACAACATTTGCACTCGTTCTGACAGTTTATCTTGTTTCCGGCGAATCTCTTGAGCTGGTGACTGGCTTATACGGTTCAATGAAAGAATGCATGGCTGCCGCAGCAGAACAAAAAATTCCCGGTAACTGTTATCCGGTAGATAAAGCTACTCACACTAATAATAACGAAATACCGGCGGGACTTTAAAACAGCACCGAAATAAACATCCGGTTTCATTTTTATATGCCAGCAATGGCAGGGATTTGTTCACCCTTAAATCTGTAATGAGGTTAAAACAAAATGAATAAAGTCTTTATTTGCGCAGCTATTCCGGACGAACAGGCAATAAAGGAAGAAGGTGCAGTCGCTGTGGCCTCTGCCATTGAAGCCGGTGACGAGCGCCGCGCCCGTGCCAAATTTACCTGGCAATTCCTGGAGCAATATCCGGCTGCTCAGGACTGCGCTTATAAATTTCTTGTCTGTGAGGATAAACCCGGCATGCCCCGCCCTGCCATTGACTCCTGGGATACCGAATATATGCAGGAAAACCGCTGGGATGAGGAATGCGCTTCCTTTGTTCCGGTCGAACCAGAATCCGATCCGATGAACGTCAATTTTGACAAGCTGTCCCCTGAAGTACAGAACGCGGTCCTGATTAAGTTCGGTACATGTGAAAACATCACCGTTGATATGGCGATTGACGCTCAGGAATTACTGCAGGAAGACGTGGCTACCTTTGACGGGCATATCGTTGAAGCACTGATGAAAACGCCTGAAATTAACGCTATGTATCCGGAACGCAAACTGTTCGCTATCGGATGGGTTAAACACAAATGTAAGCCGGGTACCAAATGGACCGAAATTCAGGCTGAATTACGTAACTGGAAAAAACGGCAGGACGCAGAGCGCAAAGAGACTGGAAAATACACGTCTGTTGTTGATCTTGCCCGCGCCAGAGTCAACCGACATAGCACTGAAAACTCAGCAGAAAAAATCAATTCTGTCACTGCCGCCATTCGTCGCGAATACAAGCAGACCTGGAAAACACTGGATAAAGAACTGGCCTATGCTCTCTGGCCTGGTGACATTGATGTCCGGAACATTGACGGCAGCATCCATAGATGGGCAAAAAATGAAGTTATCGACAAGGATCGCGAAGACTGGAAACGCATCTCCGCATCAATGCGCAAACAGCCTGATGCGATTCGCTACAGCCGTCAGACGATTTTTGGCCTTGTTCGTGAACGTCCGGTCGACATTCACAAAGACCCCGTGGCACTGAATAAATACATCACTGAATACCTTGCGACAAAGGGCGTGTTTGAAGATGAAGAAGAAGATCAGAGCGTTGTTGATGTTCTCCAGTCGTCAGCATCACAAACTGATGCAGTGGAAACTGAAGTACCTGATACCCAAAAAAATGAAAGCGCGCTGGAAGATGAATCATCTGTAGAGCGTGAGGGGCCGTTCTACTTCCTCTTCAGCGATAAGGATGGAGAAAAATACGGTCGCGCAAACAAACTTTCAGGTCTGAATAAGGCGCTCGCTGCAGGGGCTACTGAAATCACGAAAGAAGAATATTTTGCTCGAAAAAACGGTACATACTCAGGTTCACAACAAAATACTGGTGCATCTGACACGACCGCACAACCAGAGCCGGTAAAAGTTACTGCTGACGAAGTGAACAAAATTATGCAGGCAGCCAATATCAGCCTGCCTGACGCCAGTCAGTTGCTCGCTGCATCACGTGGTGAATTTGTTGCAGGGATTAGCGACCCGAATGATCTGAAATGGATTAAAGGGATCCAGACCCGCGATTCTATGAACCAAAACCAGCAAGAAACGGAACAGAACGACCAGAAAGCGGAACAAAGCAGCCCAAATGCGCAACAAAACGAGCCAGAAACGAAACAATCCGAACCAGTAGTGCAACAGGAACCGGAAAAAGTCTGCACCGCCTGCGGTCAGAGCGGTGGCGGCAACTGCCCCGATTGTGGCGCGGTCATGGGCAACGCAACATACCAGGAAACATTCGATGAAGAGAATCAGGTTGAAGCTCAGGAGAATGATCCGGAGGAAATGGAAGGCGCTGAACATCCACACAAGGAGAACACTGGCGGCAATCAGCATCACGCCAGCGATAGTGAAACTGGCGAGACGGCAGATCCCTTAATTACGGTGAACAGTCATCACGTTATCACATCCACCAGCAGGACGTGTGACCATCTAATGATCGACCTTGAAGCCATGGGAATAAATCCTGATGCCCCGATTATCTCAATAGGTGCAATATTTTTCGATCCGCAAACCGGAGATATGGGACCGGAATTTAGTAAGACTGTCGATCTGGAAACTGCTGGCGGAGTCATTGATCGGGACGCCATTAAATGGTGGCTTAAGCAATCACGCGAAGCGCAATCTGCCATTATGACCGATGAAATCCCGTTAGATGATGCACTGTTACAATTGCGGGAATTTATCGACGAAAACTCCGGTGAATTTTTTGTTCAGGTCTGGGGAAATGGAGCAAACTTCGACAACACGATTTTGCGCCGTTCATACGAACGGCAGGGGATCCCCTGCCCGTGGCGTTACTACAACGATCGCGATGTGCGCACAATCGTTGAGCTGGGGAAAGCCATAGACTTCGATGCCAGAACTGCTATCCCATTCGAAGGTGAGCGCCATAATGCACTTGATGACGCTCGTTACCAGGCAAAATACGTTTCAGCTATCTGGCAAAAACTGATCCCGAGTCAGGCTGATTTTTAATGTTCAACCCTAATTGCCGCTAACCGTATATAGTTAGCGGCGGTTATGAGATATGGCTATGAGCAGCTTATTTTTAACCGAAGATGAATTGCTAATATTAACGGGCTGCAAATATGCAAGCCACCAGCGAAAATGGTTAATGGAAAACGGGCTTCCGTTCTATACCAATCGTAGTGGCAAACCGATTGTCAGCCGGGATCTATTTACCTGCAATAAAACTTTACCACCACGCGAGGTAGAGCCGAATTTTGGTGCAATCTGATGGGAAGACGAAGGAAAAATCCTGAACACGAAAAATTACCTCCAAATGTATACCCAAATAAATATAGTTATGTATGGAAACCAACATCCAGAGAATCTGTCACACTAACCGCCATCAAGGATGGTTTAGCTGCTTTATGGAAAAAGTATGAGGAAACTGTAAATAATCGCGATCGCGCAATGACATTCGGTCGCTTGTGGGAAAAATTCCTCGCCAGCGCCTATTACAGTGACCTCAGTCCAAGAACACAAAAAGATTATCTGCAACATCAAAAAAAGTTGCTTGCCGTATTCGGTAAGGTGCCGGCAGATTCCATAAAACCAGAACACATCCGTCGATACATGGACAAGAGAGGGGAACAGAGTAAAACGCAAGCCAACCATGAAAAAAGCAGTATGTCCCGCGTTTACAATTGGGGGTATGAGCGAGGGTACGTGAAGGGTAACCCATGTGCAGGTGTAAGTAAATTCAAGGCCAAAAACCGCGAACGATATGTAACCGACAAAGAATACCAGGCAGTATTAAGTGTTGCACCTCTTCCTGTTTTTATCGCAATGGAAATTGCCTATCTGTGTGCAGCGAGGGTTTCCGATGTGTTATCACTGAAATGGGAGCAGATTGGAAACGACGGGATCTTTATCCAGCAAGGGAAAACAGGGAAAAAACAGATAAAAGCATGGAGTCCACGATTACAGGCGGCGATCGAAAAAGCAAAACAGTTACCAACATCTGCCTATGTAATCAGCAATCAATATGGCAACCGATATATGTACAAAGGTTTTAACGAAATGTGGGTAGAAGCAAGAAATCACGCAGGCAAAATTTCAGGTATTTTAACCGACTTCACCTTTCATGATCTGAAGGCGAAAGGAATTTCAGACTATGAAGGAAGCAGCCGGGATAAGCAACTTTTCTCTGGTCACAAAACCGAAGGGCAAGTGCTAATCTATGACAGAAAGGTTAAAGTTTCACCAACACTTGATGTCCCGTTACCTGATAATATTCCAAGAAAATATTCCAAGTAATTCCAAGTGTGATTTTTGTCACTGACTTAATGATGTGTAAGTGATTGAATTTTGGCGGAGAGAGGGGGATTTGAACCCCCGGTGGAGTTGCCCCCACTCCGGTTTTCGAGACCGGTCCGTTCAGCCGCTCCGGCATCTCTCCGTTCAGATGGTTGCCATGATGCCAGGAAATTTGGCATTTTAACAGTCCCTGTCCGTGCAATTTTGTTCAAGTGACGAGTTTGCGAGCAAAACGATGATTAAGTGGCCCTGGAAAGTACAAGAATCAGCACATCAAACTGCCCTTCCCTGGCAGGAAGCACTATCGATCCCCCTTTTAACGTGTCTGACGGAACAGGAACAAAGCAAATTAGTCACTCTTGCCGAACGTTTTTTACAGCAAAAACGGCTTGTTCCTTTACAGGGCTTTGAACTGGATTCATTAAGAAGCTGCCGGATAGCACTTCTATTTTGCCTGCCCGTTCTGGAGTTAGGACTGGAATGGCTGGATGGTTTTCATGAAGTCTTAATTTATCCTGCGCCATTTGTGGTCGATGATGAATGGGAAGACGATATCGGTCTGGTGCATAACCAACGTATTGTTCAGTCAGGTCAGAGCTGGCAGCAAGGGCCTATCGTTTTGAACTGGTTGGATATACAAGATTCTTTTGATGCTTCTGGTTTTAACCTGATTATTCATGAAGTCGCTCATAAGCTGGACACCCGTAACGGCGATCGCGCCAGTGGAGTTCCCTTTATTCCGTTGCGTGAGGTTGCTGGCTGGGAACACGATCTTCATGCTGCAATGAACAACATTCAGGAAGAAATCGAATTAGTTGGCGAGAATGCGGCGAGCATTGATGCTTATGCTGCCAGTGATCCTGCTGAATGTTTTGCCGTACTTTCTGAATATTTCTTTAACGCCCCAGAACTTTTTGCTCCTCGTTTCCCTTCATTGTGGCAACGTTTCTGCCAATTTTATCAACAAGATCCTTTGCAGAGACTGCATCACGCTAATGATACAGACTCGTTTTCGGCGACGAATGTTCATTAA